AAGGCCCATACTGGGGTAAGCAATAATAATATTAGTATTAATTTTTTCATTACTTAGCTCTTTTCATTTTAAATGCATCTTCATAAGCTTTAGCTATCTTAAAACAAAAATCTGGTTGGCCTAAATCAATTGGGTCCATTCCGTCTTGCCAGAAAAGAGTATAATTACAGTGCCTGGATGCTGTAGTAGGTTCAGGTGTAATATAAAATGTTATATCTGGTGTTATGGCTTTTTGTAAAGACCTCCCCATACCTTGTTTATAACCATAACTTTTCTCAAAGATACGAATCCCCGGACATTTTTCATCTTGTTCTTTAATAACCTTACTGATTATTTTGGTTAATTCGTCTTCTGTTAATTTAATTTTTTTCATAGTTAATTACTCTTTTTAAGTCTATTTTTGAGGGCGTTAGTTGCTTCTTTTCCACTTTTCTTTTTTACCTTAGGTTTTTTCTTTTTTACCTTCTCTATTTCTTTATTAGTATCAGCTATTTTCTTTTTTGTTACTTTCTTTTTCTTTTTGATGTACTTTATCTTACCGTCAACCTCACTAGTTTTATTTTCGTTATTTCTAATATTCTTTTTAATCTTTTTAACTTTTTTACTACTATTTGTGTTCATCATCCAAATTAGGCCTATAAAAAAGCCTATTACACCAACTATCCATTTCCATGATTTTTGTAAAAAATTCATATTATTCGTTTTCATCTTCTATTGTTTTAGTTGACTTTCTGTCAGCCAATACTTTTGCCCACTTTGTGGAAAACATTTGATAGTAACTTTTTAGTTTGGTTAACATATCTATTGCTTCCTCATCTAATTTAATCATGCTCCCACTAATATATGTTCCATTTGTTTCTCCTACACTATAAAAAAAGTCAGTATCGTATTTAACTAGGTTTCCTGACCATTCTACATTATTTGTATAGATATTTAAAGTCCCATAATCTACCAAATCGGATACTTGTTCTACGAAATCATCCATAGTTTCTTGGTATGTATTTTGTTCTTCGTCAGTAAGGGTTATATCGGGTGTTGTGTAACCGTGTACCACTATTCGTCCACTAGAGACCTCATATTCTTTTGTTTTTTCCTTTTCTCTATCTAACTGTATGTCTTCTATGTCTAGGGTTGATGTTTGCTCTACCAGTCTTCTAGACTTCATTAAAAGTGACTTCATTTCATCATACTGATTGTTATTATAGTCAGTATAATTTTTTATTTCTCTTATTCTTTTCATAATTTATCAAAATTAAAAGATGGATTAATGTCGGTCCAGTACTCATTATAATTACTTCTTGATACTATCCCTTTAAAATGTTCTACCCCATCTACAAGAACATTATGCCCAACACACTCGTTTGGTATATCATTATCAGCACAGAGGGTGTTAATTAAGTTTATTGTTTCTTCTACCTGTCTATCAGTATATGTGTCCCAAAAAAATTTACCTCTCCACTTTTTTTCAAACATGTCTCCTTTATAAATATCCCCTAACCAGTCAACAAACTTACCATCAACACTTCTTCTTTTAAACCAACCTAAATTTTCTAAACAAATTACAATCACCCCACTATCTCGGTACCCATTTAAATAATATTCCGTCGTATCATTTTCACTTAAATTATGTACTTTTCCTGTTTTTTCAACAAAGTAATTGGGTATTTTATTATATTTTCCACCATATCTTAATTTTATACTTTTTAGATAATCTTTTTTATTTCTATTAGTATTGCATAAAAGAATTTGTTGGTATTTATCTACCTCGGTATGTAAGTGTGGTACCTTCATCTTTATTGTCTTCTTTTTTAGTTTCAACAATTAGGGTTTGTGTAGTGTCTGTTAATCTGTCTATCTCACTAACCTCTTCATCATACTTAATATTAAGAACTTTAGATAATTTCTCAAGGTCTTTTTTAGTTGGTTCTATGGGAGCAACTTCTTCGGGCATTTCTTTCTTTGCTATTTCTCTACTTAAGTCATTTAATTCCTCCTCACTTAAATCGTCAGTTGTGGTTATTACATTGATGGGTGTATCCTCTTTATCGTAGTGTAGGCCGTCATTACCATTCTGCCCTATAATATCCATCCTTTTATTATCCACTTCCTCCTTTAAGGGATTTTCCTCACCAGTTAGTTCTTTGTAGTATGGATTTAGTTCTCCGGTTTGTGGGTCATATATCGGTATCTCACCCCCTAGTCTTTCCGGGGGAGTATCTTCTTTAGGGTAATGTTTTTCTCTAAATTGTGGGTAGGTTAAATCGTCTAGTGGTTCTTCTTTATTAAATTCAATATAATCTTGTAAATCACTAAAATAATCTTCATCTATTTCTATTTCTTTTAATTTTAACTGATTTTCTTTTACTCGTTGTTTAAGTGATTCAGATGGTTCAGTTGTATTATCTTCTTCAATATCTTCCTCTCTTAACCCTATTGGTGGGTCGATTGGGTAGGGTTTATTGAATTCCATTCCTTCCGGTACAGACATTACTACCTGAGGTTCTTTCCTTTTTATTTGTGCGAATGCCATGTTTGCCGCAACTACTAATGCAATTGCTAATGGGTCGAACACAAATATAATAAGTAATAGGAACCAATTGACTACTTCATTCATTGGCTGCCCAGTTGTCTCAGCTAGATATTTTAATGGACCTAACTCTCTTTCGTCTTCATTGGATATTTCTTTCTCCAATAAAGCCATGTCAGTTTTACCTATTGAATCTAATATAGCTTCGAGCTTTAGATTTATATTATCTCTATCTGTAATTGTAGTTTTTAATTCTGATTGCAATGCTCTTCTTGCTGAACTAGATGTAGATGTGATTACTGTTTCGGAATTTTTATCATACCATGATACTTGTTGTGGATTAGATAATGATACTCTTAAATCTGAAATTGATTGATTTAATTGTGTTTTCTCTATTATTAAATCTTCTTTTGTTTCTTCAAACCTAACTTGTTTTTGTTCTAATATAGCTAATGATTTGTCTAATAATTCCGATTGAGTTGCGGTAGATTGGTATGCACCGGATAAGAATCCATATATACCCCCACTGGTTATCACCATTAAAACAAAACAAGCAATTGCAAGATATGAGCGTAACCATTTATTTATGGTGTCCCAGTATTGATATAGTAGTGAGGCTACGACTAGTTTCGCGAACTCTAGTGAACCGGCCATTATTATCACTTGTGTGGAGGCTCCCGCAAATAATTTACTTAAGCCGAATACTGAATAAAACGCAGCACTACCCGAGACCGCTAATGCGGATAATGCGATTAATAAGGGAAAGAGTCTTTTTTTCATTTATCTTTTATTGATAAATATCTATTTATCTTTTTTAATAAATATTAATCCGTAAGGTATTCTAATAATTGGTAACTCTCGTTTCTTAATTTTCGTAAAGCTTTTTCTTTAATCTGCCTAATCCTTTCTTTAGTTAAGGATAGTTCGTCTCCTATTTCCTGTAAGGTCATAGGTGTCCCTCCTAACCCATAATAGTCAATAACCACATTTTTCTCTCTATCATCTAGGATTGACATCAATTTAACTAGTTCGTCTTTTAGATTTACTTCGTCCGCAAAAATTTCTTCAGGGTTGTCCGCGTTATCATTAATTAAAATATCTATCAGGGTGTCGCCTTCTTCATTAATCGGTCTGTCATAATTAATGGTTGTGGGGAGGGTGGCTAATTTAGTACTTAATTTCGTAATCTCTTCTCCAACTTTTTTCTTTTCCTTATGTAGTTCTTGTATAATGTTGACTGGTAGACGTATTGTTCTGGCGTTCTCATTAAGACATTGTAAAATAGATTGTTTTACCCACCATACAGCGTATGAGATAAACCTAAATCCCTTTGCCCAATCAAAGTTTTTAATTGCTTTAAGTAATCCGTAGTTACCCTCCGCTATTAAATCACATAATTCCACTCCTTGTCCTTGGTAGTCTTTAGCTACACTAATAACAAATCTGAGATTACCTTCTAATAGTTCTAAATGTACTTTTTCTTTTATATCTGTGGGTGTACTTTTATCCAACATTATTTTAGCTAGTTCTTTTTCTCTCGCTGGTGTTAGAACTTTTATTTTTCTAACATCTTTTAAATAATGTATAATTTCGCTTTGGTTTATGAAAATATTTTTTGCCATGTTTTTAATTTTTATTTATTATACTACAATTAGTGTACCACAAGAATTATACTGACTTTTTGTCAGTATTTTCTTAGATATTACAAAGATAATAAATAAAAATTAGATGAACAAATAATGGGGATATTATTTACAGTAGTTTTTAGATAAAATTTCTAAAGCTTCTTCTGTAGTATCAAACTGGGAGCCTGCTGCTATATACTCTACTTGGTGGTCCACATCTTCCAGCATTAAAACTGGACAATACCAATCTCCACTTTCGTTTTGAGCTGTTTCTGCATCAATAAATTCCCATCTATTATTACCATTCACCATTTTTTCTTGTGCTGTTTGGGTTGGGTTATTATTGTCTACGGTTATAGATTTATTTTGATACGGTATTTGGTGATTTTTTAAAGCTTCTATTAATTCGTGACAGCTCTCACATGTGTCCTCAGTAAAGATACTTAATTTATATTTGGCGGTATTTAATACTAGTTTTTCTGTGTTTGTTTCCATGTCTATAATTTATTGGTTATATGTATTTAAAAATTCTTTTTCTTCTTTTGTTAAACTTTCTAACCCTTCATCAATTATTTTATCTAAAAGACTGTCTAGGGTCATGGGTTTGAGTTTACTTAAAACCTCTTTTAATGGCTTTTGAGCGGAGAGATTCTCTTTTATATCCCTAACTCTTAGTTCAACTAAAGATTGTAAGTGTTTTGACAACTCTTCTGCTACTTTTGGGTGTATATATTTTAGGCGTTTTTTAGCTTTCTTTCCAAATAGGTGTCCTTCAAGGTTGCCGTCTAATCTATAAGCTAAGTTTCTAGGTTTAGGCATCATAAAAAAAGTATCAATATGTGGAGTTAGAAACTCATGTAACATATCTTGTAATTCGATAAATGACATTCTAGATTTTAAACACATTATAATTATATGTTGGCCTGTTATAAAAGTAAATTCTTCTTTTGGGTCAACGACACTCTCGATAACATCTTTAATATTATCTACGATTGGTTTATGGTTTTCTATAGCTTCCCATTTACCAAACATAAATAACAAATAACTTTTAAGTCTTTTCTGCATATACTATAAATATTTAGAGTAAGCTAGAAATATTCTTTTCTTTGTTGATTGTGACGACATTGTCCGCCCACTCTCTTACTAAGGGATTGTGTGTTATTAAGAAAACATTCTCAAAATAATCTTTAACTCTACTAAAGAACAATCCTACCTGGTCTAAATTCTCATTACTAACTTTACCTAATACCTCGTCAAAAACGGTGACATTGGGTCGAGGTAGACACGATACTTTGGTTAGTACCGTTCTAATAGCTAGACACGCTAATGTTTTTTCAAATCCACTACCACTAGATAGGAGTTTCTCAACACTAGTATTATTGTCTACCATCCAGAATTCCACTTCATTTTTATCATTAACTCTTATCTCAACCATAAAGTTTGTTACATCTAATAATAATCTCATTAATTCATTATTTAACTTTGGCACTACACTTTTAACTATGGTTTTTATAATCCCATTTTTACCAAAAGCAGTTAAATAAGCCCTAAAAATTTTATTTACATCATTTTCTTTTTTTATTTTATCTATCTTAGTGTTATTGTTGGAGATTAGTTCATCAATATTTGTAATTCTATTAGTATTTGTTTCTACTTCTCTAAATAGTTTTTCTTTACTCGCTTCTAGGACATCTAACTGGGAATTTAGTATGAGTATTTTCTTGTCTAATTCTACGTTTTTGTCTAATCTATCTTTATTTTCATTATACTTTAATAGATTGTCTTTTAATTTATCAATTGTTAGTTCTGTTTTACCAATTTCTAACTTTACTCTTTCTTCCCTTAACATATTTTTTTCGTACTCATCAAAAATCATTTTTTTTGACTCTAATAAATCAATCCGAGACTCTAAAGTGGTTATTGTATTTGTATTGTTTGTTATTCCTATATTAAGTTCTTTGGATTCCCCTTTTAATTTTTTAATTTCACTACTGTGGTCTACATTATCTAACGTGCGTTTACAAAGTGGGCAAGTTTCTGACTCTTCTAATTCTTTTATAAGTTTATTTAAATTCCTAAGGTTAGCGTTGTCGGTGGTTTTTTCTAAAATTAAGTTATTTAATTCTATTTTATTATTTTTTAACACTTCTAGGTCTACATTTTCTGTTTTTTCTGTGTCCCCGTAAGTTTTTAATTTTTTATACAACATTTCTAATTGTGTTGTATTTTCATTTATATTTTCTTCAATAAGTCGTGGATTAACTTTTTGTATTTCTATATCTATCGTGGTATTTTTTTGACTAACTAATTCATCTCTATTTAAATGCTTATTAGTAATATGGCCCGATATCTTATCTAATTCTTTTTGGTTTTGTGTATTTAATAATATTAAATTGTCTTTCTCTTTAGTGGTGGTTTTTATTTCTTCTTTTAACTCTTCTACATCATACACATTAGAAATTAATTTTTTTGACCATTCAGAATACATTTTTTTACAAATCACTTCCTTATCTTTTAAACTTTCCAACCCTATAAATCTACTGAGAATAGTTCCTCGTTCTGTTGGTTTGGAGTCGATTAGTGATTCTAGGTTACCAGCGGTAGATAATACGGTTAGTAGAAAATCTTCCATAGTACCAATAGATTCCTTTATAAATTTTTCTGTTTCTCTTCTTTGTTCTCCTGTGAAGTTTTGTAATGTACCATCTTTTTTTCTTTCTAAAAATTCTAGACTTGTACTCACTGACCATCCTCCCTTTTTTGTTTTTTTTCTTTTAATTTTTCTAACTATAATATAATCCTTTCCGTCTATCTCCACTTCTCCTTGGACGAATACTTCGTTACTTTTTCTAAATCTATTAAATATTTCCGCAGCTTTAGTAGTTCTCGTAGTTGAATTGAAAAATAGAAATAGTATAAGGTCTACCGCTAAAACTGATTTACCTCCGAAGTTTGGTGGGTTTGAGTCTACTACTGTGATTCCTCCTAGTTTATTAAAATCTAAGATATTACTGTCCCCGAAAGATAGAAAATTAGAAAATTTTATATTTTTAATATATACCCTCTTGTATTTAGTGTCCGTACCCAACTCATCGGATATTTTAGCGTTTACCTTGTCATCTAACCTTTTAAGTAATTCAATATCAACATCCATATCATGTGACATAATAAATTGTGACATTAAAGCTCTTTGATAAAGGGGGTCCATAACATTTTGCTCTAAATCTATATCTAAATTATCCCCAGTTTTTCTATCTATAGCACGGGTTAATACCGTTATATTTTTAGAATTATACTTATTTTTAAAATATGTCCTAACTCTTTTTATCTTCTCTTGGGTAAAATTTTCGGGTATGTCCTCCCAAGTTACTTTAATAAATGGGTTTTCTAATTTGTCTATTTCCATAAGGCAAATATCGTATATTTATTGGTATAAATCAATATGAAGTGAAAATTAGAATTACAGAAAATCAGTATGGTCAGTTAGTTGAACAGTCTTTGAAAGAAAAGCTGGCACTGAAAGCTCTTAAGAAAGTTGTAGAGTTGAGTGGTCTTAGTTGGAGAGAGGTTACATCTTTCGCGGAACGATTAAAGAATCCCACCCCAGAAGATTTTGAATTTTTATCCAACTTAAATAAGATACAATTGAAAGCTGCGATAAGGGTGGTTACATACTTTGCGGACAAAGATTGTGGTTGTGACAGCCTAGAACAAACCCTTGCTCCTACTTTATACCCTATACCTATCATTGGGAAAGTTACAAAATATATTAATAGTTGTTATGGTAGACGTTGGGGTAGAATGCATAGTGGGGTAGATTTGGATACCACTGGTCTTTCAAATAATCAACCTTTAATAGCTACTTGTGCTGGAACTGTTGTTAAAGCAAATGATGATACTGGTGATTGTGGGGGGTATATAAAATTAGAATGTAATAATGATTATGCTGTAGGCTATTGTCATCTAATAGTTGTTAACGAAAATTTATATGGGTTAAAAGTTCCTGCTGGATTCCCTATTGGTGTGTCCGGTGGGGGAAAAGGTGACCCAGGAGCTGGTAATTCTCTTGGTCCTCATTTACATTATATAACATTTAAAGGTAATAATAAAATTAATCCTATACATATTATTGAGGGTGGGGAAACCATTCCAGCGGGTGGAGATATCAATAAGTCGGAGAATGGGAAGTTTTGTGACCCAACCCAATAGTTCTTAATATTTTCTACCTTCTATTATCTCGGTTGTTGAGTACCTTTCTATTCTATCAAAAAATTCAAGTTGCTTTGCGTATTGTTCACCGACCACTGTCTTTCCTTTCCAGTCCGAACCTATAACCATTATATCCGGATTTATACGTTTTATTAATTGTTCTAATTCATAAGTAGAATCAAATATATATGTATTATCTACATATTTTAGTGCTCCTACCACACATCTCCTATCGTCTTCACTAAAAAATGGTCTATTTGGTCCCTTATCTTTATTTACTTTATAGTCCGAATCTATCCCTACATATAATTTACCCCCTAATGATTTAGCGTATTTAAATAACTCTATGTGTCCTCTATGTAAGATGTCGAAACATCCATTTGTCCAAATTATCATATTGTTGTCACTCCTCTTTCTTGTACAACTTTACTTGCACATTTATTAGCAAATATTATTGCTTTTTCTATATCTTTAGATTTTACAAATTCGTAAACTAGACCCGCGACAAAAGTGTCCCCCGCACCCGATACATTGCTTATATTAACTGTATTATCCACGGGATACATTTTTCCTTTATATTCACAACCCTTACCACCTTTTGTTATTATTAATTTTTCCGATTTAAAATTTTCGCTTAATTTATGTTCAGTTTCATTTATTTTGATGTAATCTATGTCTCTACACCATTCTCCCAAAATCTTTTTACTATCTAAAAATATAGGGCATTGTGCAAGTTGAATGTATTCCTCTATATCGTCTGTATGCAAAAAACCTTTATTGTAATCGGAAATAATAATTGCGTCGTATTTGTGAAAAATGTTTTGAACGTCTATTACTATTCTTCCACACCTATCATTCTCGTCTAATCTCATAACCATTTGGCCTGATTTATCATCAATATATCTAATTTTTATAATTTGCTCTTTGTTGGTTATTAGGTCTGTTATAACTCCTAATGATTCTAAATTTTTAACAACATTACTTGCCATTCCTGGGTTTTCGGTACTGTATCTTGGTTGGAAAACTGGTACTGGTGCTTCCGGGCAGATTCGTTCTATGTCTCCATAAATAAATTTATCTACACAACTATCTCCTATAACTAAGATATTCATATTTTAGTTATCGTCCTTATTTGGTTTGTTTTCTTCAAACCATTCGATTATTGCATTTAGAGCCCATACTGAACCTGAAGCTAACATTCCGTCAAAAAATATATTTACGTAAGGAATGGTAGTCATTGTTTCTGTTGGTGAATAAAATGTTAGGGAGAAAAAGAATCCTACCCATGTAGATGTGCACATCATACATGAGAGTAAATCACCAAAAAAGGTTGATTTCTTAGTTATCCATTCTCTTGGTGTGTCGAATATACTGCCAAATACTAAAATTTGTGACATTCCGTAAGCTGCTAAAATCCATATAAGTGTTTCCATAATATTAATCTAAATAGGGGTCTTGTAAGTTAGATGATTTCATATACTTTGCTCTTCTATTTACTGTTACGTTTTTAAAGTGTTCTAATACATCATCTTGTTCTTTTATTTTATTTTTTTGCTCTTGTACTACCATTTGTGATTTTAGTAGTTCTTCTTTTAATTTTTCTAATTCTTCAATTAGTTGGGTATCCTTCACTTCTTTGGTTACTATTTTTTCTACGATTACTTCTTTTTCAACTGGTATCTCTTTAATTATCTCTTTAATTATCTCTTTTTGTACTGGAACTTCTTGTATTTGAGATTTTGGGAGAAATGGTGCCACGCCGTACTTATCTAACGTAAGTCCATCTTTAGCACATTTAATTATAAAGTCGTCTACTAATTCTATTTCATTTAACTCACAATATTGTGTGAATTCTTTTTGTAAATTTTTATTTATCTCAACCATTTATTAAAATTTCTTTATTATTTTCTATATCCTCAATATCTCGTATTCTAAAGTTAAGATATGGTTGTGAATTATCAAGATTAAAAAACTTGTATTTTTCAGTCTCTACATCATATACCCCATAACCATGATTTTTAATACTTTCACCAAAGTTTTGAATTATCATTGACCCCACCATATAGGCTTTTTTATTTCCTGGGATTTTAAAGGTTTGTCGTTTATGTATATCACCAGCTAATACAACGTCACACCCCGTAAATCTATCTATACTATATCCGTCACTAAAAACGAAACCAAAATCATTGGATGCTCCTTCTATAGGTCCATGAAATAAACCTATCTTATAGTGTGTGTTAGTATTAGGAATATCCGGACTTACATTATGGTCTTTTAGTGAATATACACACCATAGTATATTTTCATCTTCATAACATCCTTTATCTTTAAAATAAACTATATTTTTATCGTTTAAAGTATCTATAACTGGTGATAACGCGTCTAGTCTATCCATATTATTTTCTAAAAAATCATGATTACCAATTAAATAAACACACTTACATATTTTTGCTGTCTCCTTCATAAACCATGACATTAAATTTATTAACTCTGGTGTCATTTGATTTTTGGAGTGTACGAAATCACCAGTAAAGACTATACGGTCTGGTTTTACTTTTTTCCATTTAATTAGTGCCTGCTCCAAAACTTTTTTATCTCTAGAATGTTGTTTGTACAATTTAAGATGTAAGTCAGAATAGTGTACTATTTTCTTAATCATTGTTTTCATTTTCTGGATATAATTTTTGTTGGATGGTTTGTATTATTAATACTAGTGCTGCTAAGATGAGGAAATTAATTGTATCGTAAATAACTAAGTATCCCGAAAACGTCAATAATGTTGCCCCACATATCAGTAATCTTAAATTATGATATATGGTCATCAACACCCCATAAACCACACTATAATCATTATACAACCATCTTAATTTCTTATGCGGGATATGATTTTCACCTTCTTTTTTAAAGGCGGGCAAAAATACAAATGAGAGTCCAATTATAAGTAACATTAAAGCGGTATATTTTAAATGAAATACTATAAAATATAAACATATCATCACACCTTTAATATATTCTAATATTTTTCTTGGTTCTTTCACGTCTTCTTTAGTTGGTATTGTTTTTTTAATACAGCTTTCTATCTCGGTGAGTTGTACTTGTACGTCAATTTTATGTGTTGGTGGATACATATCTTTTAGTATTCTTAACCTATGATTTCCGTCTTCACAAATATATGGTAACTCTAATACATTACCTATATTGTCCGCGTCATCGTCTTTACTGCTAATGACCTCAATGTAAGAAAATTTTTGTGGGTTGTAATCATTTTCTTTTAAATTATTCTGTAATGATGACCAGCGATATATTTTGCTACGAATATCTATCCATGCTTTTTGTGGTGTTGTGTAATTATGTTCCTCATCAAAAACACTAAAAATATCCCCTAATGTTATAGTTAATATTTTATGTCCGTTTTCCACCTCAACCTCGTAGTTATCCCCATATAATTCTCTTAATATTTTAATCCTGTGGTTGCCGTCTGTAATTTCAAATATGTTCTGTGACTCATGGTAGACTACTGTTGGGTATCCGTATTTTTTTGGATTAAATCCTTCTTCTTCTATACTTTTGGTTATGTCTTTATATCTGGGGTTGGTATGTATGTCTATCGCGTCACTATTAAAGTTAGGCAATTGGTGCCTCATATCTTTAATTTTAACTTTTATTATATTTTTGTCCATTATTTCATTATTTTTAATATTTCATCCTTAAAATCATAACATTTTATAATTTTGTAGGTATCGTTATTTTCATTAAACCAAACTATATAAGAATCCCCTAATTGTAGTGTGGTATTTCGTTCTACTATTAATTTATAAAATGATAATTGCAAGGAGTATGTGTTTAATTCACACACATCTAAGTGAGATAATGGTTCTTTAAATTGTTGCCATTTATTTTTTTCTTTTATAGCTTTGTTGGTTTTCCAATCCCATATTTCTAATTTTTTAGATTTTTCATTATAGAATAGTTGGTCAATCATTCCTGTCACTCCCCATTCTTTATCCCCAACAACAATCTCCGCTCTCACTGGTATTAATTTTCCAAATGATTTGTCATAAAAATCATTAAACATTTTTTTTAATGTTTCAACCGCTTCTTTACACTCTAACATATTCTCAGTCCCCCCCAAAGCTTGACTTATTTTATGGTCTGGAAAAGGAAAAAGTTTATTTGTTAGGAAGTTTTCCGCGTATTCGTGAAAAGCTGAACCTTTTTCACAGGAAAAATCTGCCTTATATTTCCATTCTTTCAAAATCTCTTCTTTAGTGATTCCTCTTTCGTCTGCTTTTTTTTGTGACCAATAATCTTTATCGAATGGATGTTTATATGTTCCAATAATAGAGGTTACCGATTTAGTTTTAATCCCATCCAAATAATATACGTGTTCATTGTCATGAAACTTAATATTATTAAATTTAGCTAGTTCCTTTGTTATTTTCATTTTATAATAATGTTATTTCTTTTAGTCCTTCTAATCCACCTAGCTCACCCACATCTTTATCTTTAGGTAATTTAATAAGTCTTATCCTAGTGGTTAATACTCCACCGTCTAATTTTCTATATAGTTTTTGTGCGTCATCCCACGCGTCACCATCCAAACAAATAATAATATTTTTTTTACAATTATCATATAGTTTAGACCATAATTTATCACTCACGCTTTTACCTAAAACTGGTATAGAATTATCTATAAAAAACATATCAAAAACGCCTTCAACTAGATATACGTCCTCTTCCCATTTAATCAAATGTTCGTTAAATATTATTTTATCTTTTTCTGCTTCCGGATTTTTATATTTATTTTTGTGACCTACATACGAGCGGGATACGAAATAATTAAGTTCTTCATTTTCATCAAATGATGGTACAATTATTCTTCCCCTATATTTCCCTTCTGTAGTATATCCTATAGAATATTTAGAAATTATTTGGTCACTGATGTTTCGTTTACGTAAATAATTATAAGCTTCTTTATATGGGATAGTTAGTTTATTTCCTTTGGTAAAAGAAATGTATTCTCTGGGTAACCTAACATCTTCGTACTTTCGTTCAGTTTTTTTAATAAACTCACCACCGATTAACTCCCAAGTTGCCTTATTTCTTTTGTTCCCCCACCTTAGAAATAATTTATTAATAGACCCATGAGTATTGTATGTTTCTGAGCATGCCCAACATTTGTATACCCCTTGGTAATAGTTAACTTCAAAATTACCTTTGCCGTCTCCTTTATCTAATCCTTTTATATCATACGAACATACGGGACAATCGAAGGATATTTGTCCCTTATTAGGATAATGTGAGTTTATTTCTCCTAAAACGTCCTGTAATAATTCTAATAATAGTGGGTTGTCATCCATAAGATAAAGGTATGGAATTTTTAATGGTTAATCAATTACCAAATATTCTTTTGTTTCATGGCTCCTAATACACAGGTATATGCATCTGCCATGTCATAATTTTCTTTTTTTAAGGTGTTGTTACGAGTATACCCCCAAGTTAAGTGTGGTTCTTTGTCTGACACCTTGTTCCAAACAATTTGTTTTTTGTCACAACCAACTTCATAATTACCGAATAAAACTTTCCTACCTTTTTTATTTTCCGCCACAAGTTCTGGGAAAGCAAATTTTCTGGAATTATAGGTAGAGATGAATTCAGGGACTAAACCTAAAACATCATATATAATTCTAGTTATGAAAGAATTATATCTCATCAGTACAGCAACAGTGCGTATATTATTTGAGTTTATTAGGGGTTCTTCTATAATGACTTTGGTTATCCCCACATTTGTATAATCATTTAACTTATCTCTAAACTGACTTGCTTTGACTAACATCTCCTCTACCTTGTCCTCTAATTTAGGCTTGATGTTTGGTGAAAAGTGGGTTAATTCTAATAATTCTTGGGTGAGAGCGTCAAATAATGCCCATCCTATTGTTTTAGTAGAAATATCTAACCCTAGTACTTTGGGGGTTTTTCCGGTTTTTTCCATATAGTAAAGTTAGGACCTAAGAACTAATTGTAAAGTAGTGGGTGTGTTTTTTGCTTTTTCTATTGGTCTATCTGGTTTTGCTATAGCTAATAATCTGTTTTGTGCATCATATAAACCTATTTCAGTTATATATGTGGATGTAACATCTGTTAAATCCCATACAGAATACACGTCACCAAATGGGGTGGTAAATTGTATGCCAGTATCCGCTCCTCCAGCGCCAAAATTAGGTGAATTTGCGTTCGCCGCGGTTTGATTTTCTGTAACATAGAATTCTCCAGAATCTGCTAAAATATTAATTTCCATTAAGATGTCCCGTTGGAATGAATAAAATTCACATGATGCCGATGTAACTGATGTAAAATGGATTTGGGTAAAAGCTGAACTAGCTCCTGGATATAAGTGTGTTCCTCCTGTGGAACCCGACATATAAGCAAAATTGTTTATAATAAGTGGGTGTGTCAATACCGCGAATCCTTTATCTAAATAACAAATACCTACTGGTAAATCTTGTGCTTGTGCATAAGCTTTAGGTGTGTTAGATGAAGATACTGTATCAGTAAATCTAAAATTATCCACTCCCGCTCCAGCGTATCCTGTTGGTGTTATCCCTAACGTCCATCCGTCTGCCCAACTGGTAATATTTGTGTTAGTATCGGCTAAACTTGGTGCTTTAATGTCGTCAGAAAAGAGAAATGCTACGTTGGATGATGCTAACCCAGGTGTTCCCGCTGGATTTCCTTGTATAACAGGATTTCCGAAATACTCCGCGTTTGTTGAGTTATCCGATGACATAGGTAATGGTTCGTAATAAGAACTGTATAAATTCATAGTCCCTCCGGTATTCATCGGTATTTTTAGTTTCATAGTTCTTCCATCTATTAACTCACCGTAAGTTGATGCTGGCACATCCACTACAATTATATTGTCTGTAGTTAATCCTGACATCCCATTTCTTGCCCAAGTTGACAGGTAGGATATAGTTTGAGATGATAGCATTGGTAGGTTAAAGGATGAGTATAAGTTAGAAAATGCTCTTCCGTTTGTTGGGTTATTTTGTGCTGCTGTAAAAGTTAGTGTAGTACCACTATTTTGTGTCCAACCACTTACTGAAAACGGTGTTAGTACTGTTCTTATGCTTTTTTGATTAGGTTGTATTTTTTTAAGTTTTCCCATTTTAAATCCAGTTTTTATAGTTTGGTGAGTTAGGATTAGTTTCTAATCTTAATGACGCTCTACCCGGAAAGTAAAGTTTTATAGTGTGAAATGGACTAGATTCCTTTCTTCCGTTATTATTTTCTTGTATTCCAGGAAATACATTGTTAGATGTTAATCTCGTATCCGCTGGATAATCTACATACCATATTTTTCCCGCGTTAGGGGGACTTAATACGGATATATATTTTGATGTTTTATATTGGGCACTGTATTCTCCTGGTGTCCCAAAAAATTTCAGCCCTCCTTTGGATGGCATCACATCCACAAACCTATTTCTCCCACCACCAACTCTTTGTTGGTCAAAATAAAGGATAGGTTGCCTATTTGCTTTAATACTGTTTTCAGTATAATTTATATTTTCTCTGTACCACGTTAACGATGCTATATTCATAATATTCTATATTTCTTGTCCGCTTATTACTTTTCTAAATAAATTCTTTCCTGTACTAGTTTGCCATGTAGTAGCTGCTCCTGTAAGGTAACTATACCCTCTTGGGTCTGTGGAGTGACTCGCTAATGTAGCACCATCTTCTCCATAAAACTTAAAGGTTGCATTGTCAAAAATCCTATAATAGTTTTCAGACCCCACTCTTGTATAAACAATTGATTCTTTGACCGCGTCTTTATTGAATACAAAATTTACTGTTACTTTACACGGTATTGAATTTGGTGATTCTGTAGAGTACACTTTCCACGTTACTGGTATGGATATATTATACCCACTTATACTTGTTCCAGATAATCCAGCTTTAAACCCACCCGAATAGGTGTTAGTTTCCCAATACATACTATTTTGTCCCGCTATACCTATAAAGATATCATCCGCCATCTTATATGACCTAGTAGCTAATGTATAGTAAGGTTTTTGTTGGGCGAGTACTTGACTTGACTCGGTAGCTATTCCGGCGTCACTAGATGGATAGATACTTAGATATGGAGCGGAAGATTTAAATCCTTGTTGGCTTCTATTCCAGTTTGATGAGTATTCGAGGTTTCCTAGTAGTAATCCAAATGTATCACTTGGGTGAGGTGTGTCGGTTATTTCTAACCCTACAGCACCGTTACCATTAACTGGTACGTATCTATTTCCAACATCAGTTAATCGGGATAACTTAATTGGGTAATATAAAGGACTGATAGAAAGATTGTTAACTATATTAAGTACCATTCTACAAGTTGGTATGGTGGTACTAATATTATTATACCCTGGATTACCTAATGCGTCACTACCCAGTCCTACCATACTTTCCATATCTACTGCAGTCACAAAACCTATAAATGTATTTGTTATATCTACCTCAGCTCCCGACCATCCATTTAAGGTATTATCCATATTAAATACAGGATATGCACCACCTTTTGTGTTCCATGGATTGATTCCACCCGCGTTTATATATCCCATACCGTAAGCAGCAAATCCAATAGATGCAGCTCCCGCCCCTAACTTATATTTACTAGCTTTTTCATCTATTCCAGGTGAAAATAATAAAGAAAAGGGAGATGCTATATTTACTCCAGTAATATTAGTGCCTTTAAAATTAAGTCCATTTTCTTCTCCTCTACTCATAAACGCTCCACCAGCTAAAGCTAATGCATTATAATATGAGTAGTCTTTTTCTGGTACTAGTTTTACATTGTGAGTGTTATACTCTGCTCCATCGTATACTTTTGTAGTTTCCCAAATGTCTAAATATTGACTTATACCGTACTCGGAGAGTTTATTAAGAAATTGTGAATAGTCACTATTGCTTTCTAACCCTAAAGTGGTTCCGAAGTAAGCGTTAGTGTTAGTTAGTATATTACTTGGGTCAGAAGATAGAATATCTTTATGGTCACCAACATATCGAGAAGCTAATAATTTAGTTAAAACGAAGTAGTCATGTAAATAACAATCAATAACCAGATTATTTCTATAATATTTTAAAGTGTTGTCCGGTTGTCTTACACCAACCGCTACATAACTTCTGTCTATTTTAAGTTGGGTTTTTCCTTCGGGGGTCATCCATACTATGTTTCTTTGTTTGTATCCCGCGTTAACTTCACTTTTATATGTGTTTTTAATTCCTGTAACATCTGTTAAATACCCTAATTGTGCAGAATCATTAGAAGTACTTGTAGTGTCTGCATGCAATTGTGAATTCCTGTAATCAATATCCCCATCTGAAATTGCAAATTTATCAAATAAGTTTATAAAATTACCTCCTTGGCTTATTCTATTACGGCCTTCTTCGGTTAACTCTATAGTTAATGTTGTTGCTGTTTGTGCACTTATATATCCCATACTTTATACTATTATTATATAATTATCTACTTAATTATTTTATTTAAATACATTTTAAACAATCTCCATTACACGGTGATAGATTACCTAATTGTTTACACAACACACAAAATACTTCTTTATCACCACAGAAATCTGTAATATTTAAATTATTTTCTTTCATGCATCCTAAAAAACTACTTAAATCTTTATTATCGACTTTCCCGTCTCCGTTGAAGTCTCCTACTAACTCTCTATTCTTAGTTTTTCCTCCCAATAAACTCAAGAATATTTTTAAATCTTCTCCGTCTATTCTTCCGTCACCATTAAAATCTGCACATGTATAACAGTAAGATGGAAAATAGTTGGTTACTGATTTATTTAATGTCCAACAACTACTTATGCTACCACTTTGTGGGTTTTCTATGGTATCTTCTTGTTCGGGTTTTTTATAATTTAACCAAATAGTGGAAGGTATCGGATTAACCCCCACTGAGGTACTATAAAAATTAACAACCCCACTTTGTATTTCAAATCTTGGACCAACCATAATTGTGGAATTGGGCATACCATATGTGTTATTAAAACTGTCCTCTTCACCACCTCTAGCGTCTGGTAAATCATAAAAACAATCTGAAGTTAAAGCACTAGAACCTATTTGTGACACACAATCCCCACTCCCTACAAATCTACGGTAATCAATATCTTCATCAGATAACCCAAATTTATCTATAGCGTTAAAAAAACCTCCTCCATAATTAAATAAACTTTTGCCATAATCTGTTAAATAAACCCTAAAGGTATTTCCTGATATACCATTGTTATATATATTTAAAAACCCCATTAAAAATCAATAGCTATTGTAAATTGTTGGGTTCCACTTCTTAACACAGGTGACTGCAGTTTTGCAATAGCCATTAAATCGGGGAATCCGTTTTCATTATCAAATAAACCAATTTCAGTTATTTTTATATCCGCTGCTGGAGCTGGTGATACCGCTAAATTATAATCTACCCATGTAGGATTTGTTGATGTTAAATATTGGTTTGACCCAAGTTGTACTACATGTTTCATTTCATATATTGTTGCCATAATATCCGTTTCTAGTGTACCATATAAAAAGTATTCATCACCGAATTGTAATTCACCAGTTTTTCCGTTTTCAGGTATAAGGATAAAATTATTTAAATTATAATCTACCATAGATGAATAGTTGCTACAATTACTATCAGTATAGTCTGCCGTTATATAGAATGTATGTCCAATTAAATTAGTGGCTATTATTTTATCACCATATACATGGTTTGGTATTTCATTTGTTACGTTTCTATATTCCCAATTTGCTGCGTTTAGTGTAGAGCCATTAGGCACTAGCTGAGTTAGGATGTATAGTCGGTCTGCGTCAAAACCAGTACCATTAGTAGCTAGGTCTCTTAAATATGGAAATTCTGAACCAAATGTGAATCCGACATCAAAAGCTAGTTCTCCTACCCCTTTAGTTTCAGAGACATAATAATTACAATGTAATCCTGTAGTCCCAGACCCAGTATTCACGAATAAATAAGTCATATATAGTTGGTCACCGGTATTTTGTACCGCTCCCTCTGTACATCCCGATGCACAGGTACTACCAGCGGGGAATTTTTCGGTTTTTGCAGCTGGTAAAGTCCAACTTCTGTTTGATTTATAAGACATTGCTGCTAATAGCTCTTCGTCATCAATTACCAACATCTTATAGTCTGGAAATACTTTACCTACCCGATTAGGTGTGTCACCACTACCTACATTGTCATCCCATAAATGAAAATAACGTAACCCCAAATCATTCATATTTGAATTCATATTTGATTGCATAACATGTGGGTTACCTGGAAAAGCATCTGGATAATTAGGTGGGTCCACATAAAATGTCTGTCCTAAAATATTTTCGTTACCAGCTCCAGTACCATCACCAGAACCATTGACATTTTTCTTATGCCACATTAACCAAGGAAGGTGTAGTTTGAAATTCTTCGCTTCACCTATAGTGCTTACTGGGTTATATCCCTGTGTTTTCATAGCGAATTTTTCACCATAAAAATCTGTAGTTGTGTTATTGGTATAATGAATCATCCCTGCACATTTTTGTTCAGATGGTAAAACAACTCTAATATTATCAAAAGAATCTAAATACCATGTCCCTCCTATTTTTTGAGGGTTGTACACTCCTTCAGCTACTTGGTTACTGAACGTTTGTCCGTTATCACTTTCTAATCCGAAATATTCTTTAGACCCACAATACCCACTTGACCCATAAAAATCTTTATTTTCATAAGTTAATGTATTTACACCCGCAACTGTATGGGTCCAATTTATATTCATGTTCCATATTTTAACATCGTTAGTTATACATCCAGCACAATTATTAAAAGATAATGTGTCATCACACCAATATGTTCCAGTTGTAGCTGTATTATATATACTATTAGTTGTAAGTGGATTAGCAGAAAAAGCTGGATAAACCCTAACATGGACACACGTTGCGGAAAGTGCTGACATTGCAGCGTGAGGCCATAAATTTGGAAGATACCTATCTACTGTTAAGTCAATAATAGTGTTTGTTTGAGCTGAATTAGTATTTCCAGCTAATATTTGATAGAATAGTGTTTGTGAAGCGGCTGTATAATTAAGTTCGTAGCAACTATTACCTGAATATTCGTAAGTTACCGAAATTAAGTCACCTACTACAGGTGTATAATATTGATTGGTACATGTACCACTTACTAGTTGTAGATTGGTTGTTCCTGTCATTGCACTTGGACATAAGTTCCAATTTGATGACAAGGTATAGTCTGCTCCAGTTTGTGCGGAAAATGATGTGTACGACCCATCAGCGTTTGTTGTACCACTAAAGAAACCTCTCGCTGTTGCGGTATTAAACACCTCTGTATATTCATGTTGTGGGAGTGTTGGTCCAAAAGTATCTCCCGTAGAGATTCCTCCTAGTATAGGATATTTCACATGCCCTTTATTCTTTTCGGGTTGGGGTAATAGGTTTTGTGCGTTGTGTTCTGCTTGTAAAATATTAATTCCTCCGGTCTGAGTGGGTAACTGACTGTAGCAATCATAACATATTTCACTATCCCCTAATTGGAATAATCCTATATTTAATTTCCCTTCTGAAAGTTTTTTCCTTCCAGCGTCCGTTAATCTAGCTACGATAGCTCCTTGCGTACTGTTTTTAATTATATAACTCATAATGTTTATTCTTTAATTATAAATACCTTTCATTTTAATTTATTGTGTATAAAAGTTGTCTCTTGTTACGGTAAACTCTACCGTGTCTGTTTGAGACTCCGTTATTGTTGTTTCCCCATTAATTAATGGATAATGTCGTTTTATCATCACTATATAATTATACGTACCAGGTTCCGGTACTATAAGTTTAAATGATGTCTTAATATTCCCTACTACATCAACCCCACTAGTATAACTTGATTCTTGTATTACATTACCCACACTATCCAATAATTTTATAATGATATCTTCTACTAAATTGGTGACTTTGGTATAAGTTACTGGTATCACCGGTTCTTTAGTTAGACTTAATCCAATCACTTGGTATATGGTTCTGTAGAACATTGCTATTACATCACCCGCGTTATATGAACTAGTTGTTAACATTAATTGTATCCTACTATCACTTACTTTTCTATACCCTACATTATTTCGTTGTGCGAGACCATTAATGGCTAACATCACGGCACCTATAGATTGTTTATCTAAATTAATATAATAATATCCATTGGCGGTGTAAAAAGTATCAGCACTAGAGGTAGAGGCAGTGGCGGGTATGGTTAAAAATTGTGTATAAGAACCACCACCAGCATCATACATAAATTGTAAGGTGTCGCCATTTTCTACAGTCTCAGGGAAAAACATAACAGTTTTACTTTCAGGGTAATAACGATAATCCCCACTTGCTGTAGTAGAAGAAGTGGCAGAAGTTCCATTAACAAGTACCACTCCGTTTGCTGTAACTAAAGGTTTAGAGTAGACGGTATTTTCTAGTGTATGAATATAAGTATCGTGTATAAATGTCTTGGCACTACTCTCAGTAAAATACCTCACAACCACATTTTCTATGTGTAAACTAGGTGTGTAGTTTGGTAAGTTAAACCCACTTAAATTCAAATTAATGACAGGCGGGTTGTTGACCAATGCTAAATAAAAATCCGTAATAGGGTTTATTTTTGGTAGTATTGGGTACTGTTGATTGTCTACCCAAACATCAGTTTTAGAGGTTTTGTCTTTAAATAAATAACTAGGTCGTAAAATATACTCCCATGTACTATTACTACAAAAACTAGATAATGGTAATATTGTATCACCACTTAATAAAATACTTTTACTTGTTTCCACATATTGTTCTGGTAACTTGTCAAAAAGCTTTTCATATTCAGGTACAGATGATAGTACTTCACTTTCAAATATATATGGGTAAATACTAAATTTAGCGTACATGTCCCCAAAAATCATATCTGTATTGTTGCCCCCAAAATAAAACGGTGTTAATAAGTCCTTAGTTTCATCACTATTATAAATAGCTAAAGCTGGTACACCACCTATATTGTCAGTTAAACTAAGATTAGGTCGGCTAAGTCCTACCATATCCAGAACCGGTTCTTCCATATTTTGTAAGGTAACATTGACGGTTGGTCTTATTTGTGGCACCCCTACTTGTGTTGATGTATAATTAGGTCGTGGAGCGGTTTGTATTATATTAGCTGTGGTACCCGTTGTAGCTGTTATTATAACTTCATTGCTGGGTCCGTCCTCAAATCCACACGTCGGTGCTACAATATAACTTTCTGATGGTGAACCTGTAAGTGTCATGTGATAGTAGTTAGTAGATGGTTGGGATATTTGCCAAAATCCTATCCGTCTGGACCCTAAATATTTGCATAAGGAGTCTTCCGCTGCCCATGTAGGTGCGGATTCAGAACTTCCTGACCAACTAACTTTATCTATTAGATTAAAGTTTATGTCAAAAAGACTATTATAGGGGTTAGCTGTTCCTGCTGCTATTGTTGCACTCCCTGTACCCATGGTATCAGTAAATTGAATATGGAAATTTTCTCCTAGGTATCCAGACCTAACTACTTTTACTCTTACCGAGCCCATAGCACTCCAATTCCCCGTAGCACTAAATGGTGTTGTTGGGGGTGCGTTACCTAATACGGTACTTTGTCCGTAATTTAGATTGTTGATGCTTGTGCACCCTCCAGCACAATTTAAAAACTGAGTGGTATTAGTGAGGTTAAACCCGTAACCACTTGCGTAATTATTATGAATATATACCTTACCACTACTAGCATACATCACTAAACTTAATGTATGTGTTAAACCGGTAACCCCATATTTACCCTCTTCATCTCTGAAGGACGCTAAAATTAATGATATTGGTGTTCCTGCAGCATGGGTAGAATTTAGTGATGTTTCCCAAGTATAGTTATTATAAGAACACAAACTTACCATACCTGTTGCTTGACTGTTATTTGCACTAGCCCCCATCTTAAACTTGTCAAATGCCCCGGTTAAAATAGTACTGGCGTCGACTACCACCCCCGCTCCGTTTACTGTATAATCAGTAGTTTGGACAGCTACTGGATATACCCCATATGTTGCCCCTGTACATGGTGCTGCAATAGGATTACCAGCGTGACCGTAATCTTGTGTTGGGTTTATAGTGACCCACCTTATAGTGGAGTTGTCTGCGGGCCACATCATGACAATTTTATTTATCACACTGTTATAGTAAAATTTACCTATATTTGCAACAACCGCAGAGATAGTACTTGGACCTAAATCTTCACCTTCATTCATGGTGATTGCACTAACACCAAAATACCAATCATCATCACTATTAGTTTGTCTTGTACTAGTTGTCCCTGTATATAACCACGCAAATGGGTTGGATGTCGCAATTGTCCCACCTCCCTGTATGCCAGTTTCAAAGTACATATTTACGCCAGATGAATTTGGTCCCCACCCATTTGAAAAGGATAGTTTAGCGGGAGCAAATGGTATGTATTGGCCCCATTTAGGAAATATACTAGTTGTATTAATTTCCCAACCATTAAAAACAGAGCTATTATAATCATAGGCGGTACAACCAGTATTATCTGGTTTTTCCACCACTGTTAGTGGACGGTCTTCTACTACCACTACAGAGTACATTCCGTTTTTTATATCACTAAACGTATGAGATGGACTGGTTTTTCTACCATAATATGTTTCTAATAATTTATTATCCTTATATAATTTATATTTGAATGTATCAGTTTCTGTTGTAGACGTACTAATAGTAATAGTTCCTAATTTATTAGGGTTTGTTATCATGTCATCATTTGATAATCTTGCACTAATACTGGGCTGAGTGATAGCACTAATAACTACTGATGTTGTTCCGGTATTACCGGATACATCATTGATAATCGCTTCGTACTCACCTGTACATAAATCTGCTATATCAAATGTTGAAGCTGTGTATCCACCAACCCCTGACCATGCAATAGTATAAGGGGGTGTGACACTAGTAGTTCCCGAGACCTGGGTGTTTAAAATACTAGCGTTACATTGTCCACTAATACTATGTGTTAATGTATAACCAACCAAAACTATACTTCCGCTACTTGCCATTTATATTATTTTTTTTTCTCTACACAAGGTAATTTTAGGGATATACATCCTCCTAAGTTCTCACACCAATACTCATTCTCCTTACATATCTGTGCTCCTTCTTTCTTTTGCTTTTCTTTTACAGCGTCAGACTCCGCTTTCTTTCTATCATCCGACTCAGGTGGAACAGTTGCTACACATGCCTCTTTACACACTTCTATATCACTATAGATACCGTCATCAGAAGCAAAACACTCACCATTAAAACAACTATATAAAATTGGTTTATCTGGTGTTGGTGGTGCAGTTGGCGGTTTCTCACCGTCACTCGGTTTAGATATATTGGTCTTTATAAGGCCCTTATAACTAGACTTAACACCTTTAGTCTTCAAGGTACTAATTTCTTCTTCTGAACTTAAATCCCAGTGGGTCGATTCTTGTTTACAATTACCTATAATAACTGGACTACAACTACTATGTAATGTCTGACAATAACTTTTAGCTTTTTTTATACAATCACCACACTTTTCAATACTTAAATCTTTAAAAACATTAGTAGTAGAAAAAATAGTATCTAATTCTAAGTCTTCAGCAACACTTTGACTACATTGACAATAATACTGACACCCTATTTGATTGGGAAGTCTTGTTGGCTCTGGGTTTGAGTGTGAAGTATCGGATATTACTGTTACCTCCCTACCTTTTATCATTATCTTTTTATCGACAACACTTAGTTTCCAATCTTCTGGTTTAGTTTTATGAATAATGTCATATGCTGAAAGTAGTTTTGTCCCACTACATGGTTTGTAAAAACCACATTCTGGTGTTACTACAATATAATGTTCTAGAATACCACCGAAAAAGTTTCTAAATTTATTTTGTATGACATAAGATTGTGATAATTGGGGAAACTTATAATCACAATTAGGTCCATAGTCATTATTATAAGTGGGTAGATAAAAACAAAACACTCCGTTATTCTTCATTGTTGTTAAGTTGGTGCTATTGTTTAATGTGTAGTCCTTTATTGTGTTGTTTTCTATGAATCTTTGCCAGTTGTTTGTTGGTTTGTTTGGGCTTTCGTCCCAAATTAACATATTATGGGGTGCACTCGAGTCTACAAAATTTAAACTAGTGAATGTTTTTGAATTAACTTGTGGCACATCTATATTACCACAATCTTTATCACTAATATATAATACCCCACCTAAGGTTGTTGGTCTGAGCGTACTCCCAACTTTCATATTAAATGGTTTGGATAATTTACCAGCGTCAAAAAATAAGTTTTTAGATATCAGGTTGTCGGAGGATTTTATACCTCTAAACCACGGCGCTGTTAATTTATTACCTTCTACATCCAATTCATGACCTAGATTTATATCTATATTTGTATTAGCGGTTAGGCCATAGTACCCACCTTTTGTTGTTGTTGTCCAATCACTATTATATACTAATGTTATTGTTTCTCCACTTGCTAGATTTATAAACCCAGTATCTACACTTACCGGGATTTGTTTTGTGAATATTGTACTTGCGGACGCCCCACTTAGTATACATGAATTACCCGCTGTGGTAAACTTATCATTATTTGTAACATTTAAAGTTAAATAATCGTGTGCAGTACCATCTTCTTCATCTCTTAATACTTTAAACTCACTTAAAACAGTTTGGTTATTACCAGAGGCATCACTTTTTACTATAGATACTGTAAATTCAAAATCTAAAATTCCGGTATTGTTTGGTACGTCACTCACCCTGTCACCTTCTTTGTATCGATATCCTGGGTGGTATTTAAATCCAGTATCTTGTACTACTGTCTTAGTTTCGTCCATTCCCGCTTTGATTATTGATGTGTTTATCAATCTCTTTATTTCATAGTTAGTGGACGGGTAGGTGCCCATGCTTTCAGGATAAGTTCTATCTAAATAATAACACCATTTTTCATCACTATACTTAATCTGTAAATAACTTTTATAAGTAAATCTGAACACCCCTGCTGTTTTAGCTGAATAAGTTAGGTAATTATTTGGTGTATCTGCATTTAATGTTAGATTACCTTGATTTTTAACATACACATCCGGAAAAGCGTAAGGAGCATAATCTTTACTCACATCATCGATTAGTGGTAGTGTGTTTTCTCTATGTATATTAGTTATAGGGATGGTTGTAGTTTCAGCAGAAAAAGCTGAAGCCGATATATGTAAATCATATGTCTTATTTTCTTCATATACTGAGGTGGTCGCTGTAACAGCTGTATAGACTTGGTTAGGTTGGTTACTGTAGGTTGTAAAAAAGAAATCTGTACTACTGTTTTTATCTATTGGTGCGTATTGGTATAGTTGGGTTAGTAATTGTTGATTTGGTGATTTACCGTCTTTGCCGGTTATAGCTTGAGACCTTGATGTAACATGGTAATCACCTATGTAGGGTGTACCGGACGGCAGTATGTATTCTGTCCCTGGGGTATATAAACAATCAGCTTTACTAATATTTTCTTCATTTACCCTAACTCGTTTATTAGGACAAACTAATATAGCCGATAAGTCACCATTTGATTCATAAGAAAAAGTAACATCATTAAAGGTGTGTAAGTTTGACCTCTCTATCCATTGACTTAATTTAGAGTAATTTCTATCTACTAAGCTTACCCCACCTTGGGTGTTAATGATTGGGTATTGTTCTATTTTACCTATTTGTTGTTGTTTTAGTTTATCTGTAAAAGATTCTAATTGTGCTTTACTTGTAAACTTGAGTTTCATGCATTTGTTAGCACTACTAAACACTTCATTTTCTCTTAATTCGTCAACCCAATTTAAAGGGAATACTTCTTTCCCTTTATGTAACATTTTTTTACTTTTTTCTACCTTACCCCCTATAATATTTCGTGATATATTGTATGGTAGTTCTATAATATTTTTAGTTGCTAGGTCAAACCCACTTAGATTTGTAGTGGCTACTATATTATTAACAATAGTGAATACGTTACTATCTATTAACTCTAAAGCTTCTGCGTTAAAATTCTGGGGTATTAATTGTTTTTTATAATCATAGAGCACCTCTCTGGAAGATAAGTCGGACTGGTTAAGTTTTAGGTAGGTTGTTTCTAATGTTATATTTTTTGGTTCGTTTATTATTTGTCCTGGTACAACCATTCCTATGATGTCACCCTCTAAATTAACTTCTTTTTCTAGATTTATTTTAAATCCTAGAGATGTGGTATATTGCCCTCCAGTTTCCATGTATATATCCATATCAAATGTTAGATTTTTAGCTTTTTCCACTAACCTGGTCCCTGGTAATATCATTTGTAGGGCATGTCTTTTTCCTGGTGTAGGTCTTTTTAAGGGTTTCAAAGCCCCGATAGACTTAGTCTGTTCTATTAGTTTGGTGTCGAAGTAATGAGGGTGAGATAAAAAAGCTCCAAATCTAATTCCTCTCAAACCTTCAAACCCAAATACACCTTTACTACTTTTAAAAACTTCTAATATGATTGGTGTATTAGGTGTTGTAAATAACGGTAAATAACTATTTGCTATTATACCTCTATTGTTAAACATGAGAAACATTCGTTGTACCCCAACACTATCTTCTTCTATAATGGTATCTACTAGGTAATTGGTGTCATAATGTAATTCTAGACATCTAGTCTTATTATAGTTTACTGGTTGTGAATTAGAGTTTGAAGTGTGTGCAATATTTTTCGGGGATAGTGGATTGTTGGCCATTTCAAGTGTACCTGAAACTAAAAAATTAAATCTAATTTCTTTAGTTAACACTCTGAAATCTACCTTACTTCTATATATTTTCTTTTCCATATACCTTAATACTTACTTCCTCTGTTTATGGTCGGAGTCATTCCACCATCACGACCTTTTATTGTAGTATATGGACCAGCCATTCCTGTGGCACTCTCTGTAATCCCCTCCAATGTATAGTATTTTATCCATTCTATGCCTTCAGACCCAAATTCTTTTAGTCCGTTTACACACAATAGGTTATCAGTACTTCCTTGTTTATTGTAAACTGAATTAGATTCGTATAGGAGTTTATTACTTTTAAATTGGTTTGCTAATAAGTTTGTTTTTTCACTTACGAGTGCACTACCAAATAAATTACCGTAATTATTTATGTTATAACTATTCGCGTAGGTTGATAGGGGATTTGGTGTTAGTCCACTTAATATATTATTATATTGTTTACTACCGGATGGGGGTACTGCTGCAGGAGGAAATCCTATTGATGCACCCATAAATAATGGTATTGGATAACCGGTATATCCTGTTGGGGATACCGTAAAATTAGTAGTTAGTGCACTAGCGATGGTTACACCAGTCATATCATAACATCTATAAACAAATTTATCTCTATGAAATACGGAATTCTCAACCTTTACCCCACTAGTCCATAAGGTGGTAGCTGGGACCATCTGTTCGATTATCCTTATCCAGTAATCACCCATAGATTCTGCGTACTCTAACATTTTTGTGTAAGTATACTTATTATTGTCCCCACAATTAGTATATAAATAATCCAGATATAATTGTTGTAACGTTGGGTACCCACCTGTTTTCCCATCGTTAATTGTCATCCTATTTTTAGTGTCTATAAAAAATTTCCAAAAATGGTTTAGGAAACTTTTAAAATCATATTTTTTGGCATTTATTTGTGGATTTGTGGAGTCCCACCTACCACCAAATGATGGATATGGGGAAGGTAAACTACCTCCACTGAATACACAGTTATTCTCTACTGCTTGTTGCCACACATCATAGGTTAATCCTTGTCCTATATTTAACGCTAAATCAACATTTTTAACATTTATAACTAATTTTTCATTTCTCGTTTGATAGTAGGCGTCCCGATTATTAAATGAAAAGTCTCTTGTTTGAAGTCCGGGTTTAAGTAATGACCATGACTTTTTATCGTCAATCATTCTAGTTAATCCAAACCCAAAAGACATATGGGGAAATCTCCAAAATCTATCCAAATAAGGTGTATTCACATCGTTAGAATATTTACCCATCGTCCAGAATCCACCATAAGTAAATTCACTAAATTTAGTAGCAATATAAGGGCTACATCCTGTTAATACTGAGGTAGATGCACTACTTTGTCCCGAAATAAAATCTGTATTTATAATCACCGTTGATTTGTGTTCATCCGTTCTTTCAAACCAACCCGCTCCTCTTTGGAAGAAATAATTATTAGTTATTCTTGGTTTTTTTGGGTAACCGTCTTTATCAATAGGATAATCACTTAATGTGAATGGATGTTCGGTTGTACCTGTAGCGGTATAAAAAGTATTGAATAGTGGGGAGTATTTTAGGGTTTTATTTGTGTAACTACCACCAGATATTATTTGCCATTCATTATAAAATCTACTGTCACAACTTGGTGGTGTGGTGATTGTGGTTCCAGTCCTCCCTGAGGAAGAATCTAATTGGTTGTCTGTATTGGGGAATAGACTACATAGGTTTATCTTAGCGTCTGCTAGTACTACATATTCGTTAAATTCTACTAAAGCTGGAGGTGCTCCTAATAATGATAATAAAAACTCTATGGATTTCCTGGTACCTTTAGATTTAAATAGATAGGCGGTGTTCATTAATATACGTCTATATAGTTCTACGTCTAGTTGAGCTGGTGTTTTACTAACGCTACTACCAGAAAATAATGGTTTGGTAACACCTAAAACACTATCTAGGAAATTTTGATTATCCAAAGTGGCTGGGGTTGTCCAACCTAATGTACGAGCAAAATTCTTTATTAGTTGGTTTGGTATGTCGTTTTTACCATCATAGGTTACATTAGTCATGTATGCAATTCCATCTACAAAGGTCTTAACGTCATCAAAACTTCTTCCATATATTTGTAATGTTTTTTCTATTTTTTGGTTTGTATTGTCGAATTCTTTAAGAATTGGTGATGTTAGGAATCTAGATATTAGATTTGTTTTTTCGCTGTCTATCTCATTACCTAGGTCAGCTAACGATACAATGTAAGAGGTATACCCACTTGTAGTTGTGTCAATATTTATCTGGTCTTGGAGTGGCCAAGTTTTATTTGTGTTTATATAAAAACTTTTTCCGTCATTAGTTTCTCTAACTAATTTAAATGTTGATGTATATATGGGGTAGGATTCCCTGTTTAGTAGAAAAGCTTCTATATCCTTTAAATCACTAAAAAATTCTTCTGATTTGGTAGTGTTGGGTGTAATATAGTATGTACTATTCGTTGTAGTAGTCGCTGTATTAGTAAACCAGTTAAATGGGTTTCCTTTTACCGTCAATTCAATAAATGTGGTGTTAATCGTTTGTGGTGTTAAATTAATTATTTTATAATTTTTATCACCTAAAGCTCCACTAAAACTAATAACATAATCCTTAAACTCAGTTGTTAAATTTCTTAATTTACTAATAGACCCGTCAGATATTTGAACTACAGTATCCGCTGAATTCCCAAACATTTCTAAATTATTTAGTAATTGTTGTGGGGTTAATCCTAATTGGGCTAAAGCACCGTTTGTTGTGAACTCTATATTAAAGGGGTTAGATATTCTATTAACGTTTACTCTAAATGTGGTTTCATCATTTATATTATTATAACTAATGTTATGTGCTGTAGTATACCCAGATATATTGTTCTCGTCTACACCATCTACAAAAATTGCTCCGGGAAAAAAATTCACTATATTTTCTACAGCTACTGATAAACGTTTAGTTAGTGAGCCGTATAATACAAAACTACTTAATTCATTGGTATCGTTATTTACAAAAATCTCTAGACTATTTTTAACGAACCTCTGAGCGGTTAGTTCGTTATCAAAATTTAAAGATTCTAATGTGATAGGGCTTGTAAAAACTCCTAAATTATAGTCGGTACTAATAGGTCGGCTCTGGTCTTGGGTTACAGCAAAAGTTCCAGTAGTCATTAATGATGAACCGTCAGTATATTGATTACCGACTAGATTATCACTAAATGTGTCACCTCCGTGTCCTGGTGCTGGTGGATATCTAAATCTATTACTTGCCATTACCTATCTTTTATATTATATTGTTAAATCTCTTACTAAAGTCTATGTTGTTTCCACGGTTTTGTTTTACTTCATATAATTGGTCGTTAAACTGGTCTCTAACCTCAAATAAATCATATTGTTGGTATATATTCTGTTGTCCACTTAGGTCATATAAAGTATATATTCCGTCATCTATAGATTTGGTTTGGTCCCCATATAATGCAATAGCTAACGTATCAAAGTCATGGTCTACCATCTCAATATCCAACACCATAGGGTTAAAGTATGTGTTGGTTATTATGATATTTTGTCCCGGTACACCTATAAATGGTATAGCGTTAGGGTTGTTAGATGGTGCACTAGTAGGTGTTAAGGTACAAAAAATCTTTGTTGTTGGGGTATTGGTGTACACATACCTAGGTGATACTTGGTTGGGGTTGGTTAAATCCGCGGCTACTGGTTCACAATAAAAGTTAGATGTTACTATTCTGAAAAAATTATGAACCTTTCTACCACTAGCGTCCGCGGCTATATACTCTATTCTATACCCAACTAGTGCTTGAGAAGCAAAGTTTGCGTGAAACTGGGATGGTATACTGTTTAAATCTAACACTAAACCTTTTACATTAGGAAGTGACGCTAATATACCACAATCTATTATTGTAGTTCTAATTTCTACCGGTTTAATATACACGGTGTATATTCCTGTATTTGCAAAAATATTAGATGGTAATTTTAAATCATATAACCCACCTAAAACTTCACTGGGACCACCCCCGGTTGCACTATTGTGGAAATGAGGGGCAAGAACCTGATTTGCATTAAGTTGTGTAATACTAAAAACGTTTGTTGCGTCTCTGTTGGGTGTGTAGTGTACAATCACTTGGGCGTCTATCGGTAAAACGTCCGCGGGTCTTTTTATTCCATATGCTCCTAATGCCATTATTTATGCTTGTTTATCTATCTTATAATACCCATGACCGTGTAACTCTAACTCACCTAAATTAGGTGTTTGGCCTAGTCTTTGAGGTTTTTCAAAAACTGTAACTTTGCCTCTTTCAATAAATATATTTGACCTAGTTTCTGGTCTTTCACATACATTCATTAACACCTCCTGTTTTGTTAGTGGGGGTATACACCCAGGTGGTTTATATCCTATTTTATCAAAACTTGTTCCCATACTTTATTTTATAATAAATATCTAATACTTAATTTATATTACATTTTACTTTATCATTTATACGTGTCAACATTACCTGACCCGGATTCGTTATTACTTACACATTTACAAAGTTCCCAGTCCCAATTCCATCCTCGCTCACAATCTTCGGTTTGCACACACGGTGTTCCGTAATCTCCTACCATATCTTGTATGCTTGGCATCTCACATTTACACTTTACTTGATTCCATGTCCATCCCGGTGGACACCCATTCGGAGGAGGTTTACATTCACAACAATTATTAGCATTGTTGCAATCCGCGTAGGTTAAATGTCCACTTGTTGCGTTTGCGTAAAATACACAATGACATGGATTGTTTAATACATTTTTTGGGGATTTTCCACCAAAATCACTACTACTTGGTGCAAGAGATGGTGTTGGCCCATTTTGACAACGCCAGAATCCTGTGTCTGGTTCCTTACAATTTGAATATAGGTAACAGTCGGTCTGACTTGTATATTGCCCACCAGTCATCTGAACACATGCACTATTAATAGTTCCACCATTTATACATCCCCACATTTTTCCTGCTATAATACCAGTACACGGAACAACTCCGGTATTGGTGCAACTCATCCATCCATGATAATCACCATTTTGGTCTGGACCTAGTCCCCAATATTGTCCACCATATATTGAACATGGTTGCATAGTAGAGGTTGGGTCGTTAGTAAATGCACCGTCATCGAATGGTGAACCAGGAGTTGGTGACGTAACACAACAGTAACAGCACCCATCATTTGGGTCTACAACACAATCACCAATACCATAGTGGTAAGTAGCGGACCATGGTCTAAATTGTAGATTTGCTGCTTGTCCATTAGATGGATAATACATATATTGTAATAAATGACTAGTACAATCATCTTGACATAAATGTAATGGTTCTTCGTCACAGTTTGCAGGTGAATTATCCACATTAATATTACACGTTTCCCAATGCCCTCCATTTGGAAGTATTACCATTAGGTTTTCGGGTGGGAAGAATCCAGGGCTACAAGCTGTCATCTGTTTTGGTTGTTTCGAGAGAGTTTCACTATCGGGTAAACGGATTGGTGGTTCACATTGACATCTTGTATAACTCCAAACCAAGGGAGCGTCACAACCACCAGGTGGAGGATTACATTTTTCTATACAACAATAACAACATTCTAACGTTTCACACATACAATATTCCCAATGAATTGTCCAGTCATGTGAAACGCCATTAGTATCTGTATTCACACTTAAAAAGTGGTCATGAACAGTTACGTAGTCGTGGGGATACCCACCATTATTTCCAGCGGTTACACCTACTTGCCATCCAAAAGGTACCCACCAGAATGCTGGATAACAACCAGCAAAATTAAGTGCTCCCAGTAAAACACTCCAGCTTACCATCTGATTCCCAACTAAACTTGGTACGTATAATGCAGAAGTTGGGTCTACTAATGGCCCATTTTGTACGGTAATGTACTTAACATATGCTAACCCTTGTCCAGTAGGTCCTTTACATACACTCCCAAATACTGGACCAACTTCAAATTTATAATTACTAAATGCCGCTCCTTGCATTGCTGGTGTTGATGGTGATGAAAATAAGAGTTCAATCGTACTTGGTGCACCCATAGGAAATGAAGATTGTGGGTGTGGTGGACTCGTTATAACTGTTCTGTCAGCACAATTTGTATCAAAGATTGTTGGGGGTATTGAGATACATTGGTCTACCTGATAGAGTTGTGCAGGGTCCCAGATACCCATATAGGTCATAGGTACATTTAATGAACCAGCTAAATTAATATCACAATCCTCACATCCTTTTGGTGACTCAAAATCACATGGAGCGGTACCATTGGTTAAAGCTGTTGTACAATTAAGAAACGCATTAGGTCCTTGGAAAAATCCTATCGGTGTATTATCCCAACATCCCATAATTGGGTCACAGTCATATGATTTATGTAATTGATGGCCACAGCAATTATTTCCTGTTAGACAGGCCGCGTGAGTTGAGTAACAGTTTGGTCCCGGAGCTGTACAGAGTGGGTTTGGGTCACAAGTACATATGGTATTATTTCCTCCAGGAGGACCAATTATGACTGTTTTCTCACAACTATAAAAGTCTGTCTGAGCAGTATAACAACAATTAGATGGGTCACTTTCACATGCCACCAGTGTAGAATACCCCGCGACCGCAAGAGGGTCCCATTGACACCCACAATCTGAGTTACAAATATAAAACCCTGTTGGTTGTTTGTAACAACAGGTAAGTTGGTCACTTTGGCACGCTATCATACTATTGTATCCGGCTGTTGCTGTTCCTGAATATACACAAGTACACTTTATAGCGGGGGCAGGGGGGTTAGGCCCTAAACAAACATAATAACCGTCCGGAGTGGTTCCACTACAACAGTTTTGGGGTGGGACTTGTTGACCCGCTAATATACACGATGCCATTGTAGCGTAAGGTCCGTTTTTGGTTGGTATGCAGTCACAACGTTTTGTGACCTTATCACGAATACAGTCATATCTCATGTCAGGGTCTGGTTCCTCACCACAACAATTACTGGTATCTGCAGTACACAACACATCAGTGGAGTACGCCACCCCTGGTAGGGTACCATTTATGTCTTGTACACAAATACATGGTGGGTTACAACATATAACTGCATTTGTTTTGTCACAATAAGCAATTCCTCCTGGACAAGGGAATTGTCCATAGTTTAACTCCTGATAAATAACATGATTCAAGGACACCACCCCAACTAAATAACCATTTTCCACCCCTGTTCCTGGTGGAAGACCTGTAACTAAATTTGCTGGAACTCCAGCAGCTATAGCTCCGTTTATGTAGTCAATCCAACTAGAAAAGAGAGTTGTACTTCCATTAATTGCGTCAATAGTTAGATTATTTAGATGTTTTATGGTTTTCATATGTCTATTACCCGCACCACTACAACTACTACAACATCCTGGTGTGTTACTATAAGGCCAACTACATTGCTGACTTCCAACCCCATAACTATAATCAGAAAATATAGCATTAACACCATGTGTTAACACTAAAGCTTGTAACGCTACCTCGTTATTAGGCCAACAAGAATAATTGAAGTTGGGCCATTGATTTACGTTGTCCATTCCACCACCAATATTTGTATATAAAGTGGAACTAATTCCCCCATTAGCCCACGTATAACTGTCTTCAAACCCAACTAAATTAAATTTATTTGTTATATCAAATTCTACCTTGTTCGCACAATCGTTATCTAAAGGTATATTTATATCCTCATAACATTTCCACTCATATAGTGGTGGAATATAACAACAATTATTGTTAGTGGTGTCAGTTTCACAATCTATTTGTAGTGTCCATCCAGCAGTTGCAAGTGGGTCATAAACACATATACAATTTGGTGCCCCTGGTATTGGACTTATTTGTTGTTCACATATCCAAAATCCTGTAGGTGGAACATAACAACATGTATTTACATCGTTTTCACACGCTCCTTGGGTCGCGTAACCACTAGTGGCTAATGGGTCGTAAGTACAGAAACATGTAGGAGAATTACTTGTATCACAAACCCAATACCCTTGACTTGGAACTACACAATTGTCATCACAAGGGACCCAAACTAATGAACCTGTATTAGGATTAGGCATTCCAGAAGGAGGGCCTAAGAAAGTTGGTTGGTTTCCTGCTACATTACCCAAATATACTGAATAATAATAATAAGGGTCTATGTCCCAATATACTCCAGTTCCACTATAAACATTAACATAACAGCATGTTTGGTTATCATAAGTAAATGTAACTACATCACCTGGGGAATATCCTTGGTCATTAGTGCTTGGTATACTACTCGGTACCCATGGTTCCGCACCCACATTCATTGGGGTTATATTTTGTGTAGCTATAACCCATGCTGAACCGTTCCATACTTGGAAACTTACATTTACATTCATAACGCATTCATAACATGTACAACATGTCTCTTCATCCGCGAAAAAGAGTAGTGGAGGTACCGACGCTAAACATGTTGCCATATCACTGTAAGTGTTACATGTTAATGGTATAATCTGATTAACAAAATTACACACACAAGTACTAAAACCACCTGGTTCACAGGGACCACAAACAAAATTACACGCGTCTTCACAATCACCTGCATTAAAGTATGGTCCGGAAGCGTAGGTTAGCGGTGGAGATGACTGATTATAACTACTACACCCGTTTACCGCGTCACAGTACCATACTACAACAGTAGCTGCACTACACGGGTACCAACCAAAGAAGCTGGTCGTATCAGTTATACAATCAAATGGATTAACTGAGGTAGGTGATAAATTTTGACCACCCGTAGTACCACTACAAGTAACTTGGTTCCAAGCTAAATTATCACAAAAACAAGTTCCAGCTGGACATACATCACAACACCATCTACAACTACTTTCACAAGCTACTTGTGTAGGAAATCCTAGTGCACCTGAGGAGAAATTACCGAAAGGTGGTCCTCCAATTCCCCATGCTTGAGTTTGGTATATAAAAGGTTGTGCAGCAATAAATGTATCTGTTACACAAGGTGAGTCTGTCGGAAGGGTGTAATTGCCCGCAAGAACCCCGGCTTCATCACAGAACCATGTAGACGCTGTTACTCCTGAATTACAAAAACAATCATTAGTGTTTTGCCAACATTGGTANGCACTAATATATGTATTTGGTCCTGGAGGTGTGTTAGCGTTAAATATGCATTGTTGCCATCCCGATGGGTCACATTCCCAGGTACACCAATCTTCACAATCCTGAAGACTAGTAAAGGGACCCGGGTACAATGGGTCACCTGGTGGGATAGGGAAACACCCTCCAGGATTACTAGGGTCTGTAGAACAATTTTGTAAAGTATCACAATAATAGGTCATCGCACTTATTCCACAACAATCCAAAGATGGGAATAGTGACATACAATCATTATAGGAAGCAAATGGAAATAGTGGGTTAAATATTCCCGCTGGTACTGGGGGGAATGTTGGGTAGGGTGGTGCTATAGTATTTGTGTTTGTGTTATTTAACCAATCTTGTTGTACAACACATCCGGTTTCATCAATAGTCATAGGGTCGTTATCCAAATCACCACAATAACAACTTGCCATACACTCTGATTCACAAGTACTCGACGTATAACAATTTTGTGCAGTTTGTGCAGCTAAACTAGCCGGTGCAATACATGGTATACCACTAACAATAAGTGAATTCTCACATCCGTCCACAGTACATTCATAGGTGGACGCGGTTACATTGCCCAAACAGGTTTGACATCCTAAAGGTGGTAGTCCTGGTGTTTTAAGACATTTTTCCCAACAATTTGGTGTTCCGTTAGGAGCAAATGGGTCACCGCCAGGAATACCGGTATTAGTTGGGTCATTACAATCATAAAAACCAAAATTAAAAGGACACGTACAAATATAACAACATAATGGGTCTGAAGGGTCTGCCCAAGAAACAACATCGTCTTGTTGGTAGTTTGTGTACATACTGTCCCAGGTACCCATATCATTTAAAACTGCAGAAGTAATACCTGAACATGCACACTCACACCCCGCTTCCTCACATGTTCCACTTGGGTGTGTCAACAGACAATCTTGCATGGTACAATAGGGTAAGCCAGGATTTGCTATAACGGGATTATAGGTATAACAAAAGGAGCCCATATTAAATGGGTCATACACACAAGGGTAATTACCTAGTGGTGGTAAGGGGTTGGACGCGTTTGGTCCTGGATTAATGGTGGGGTCATCTTCACAATATACATTACAACAGGAACTACCGGAACAACATTCCTCAACAGTATTATAGATACCGCCTGGACTAGGATACCATCCTTGCCAATTTTGGAAGAACGTGTCCGCGGATGCACAATAACCGATACTAACTAAGGTACCACTACCATCATCCTCCAACCAGCAATCCCAACCACCTGTACAATCACAATACGGAGTACAAGCTGTTTCAGTTGGGTAAGTTCCCAGTGCTGGATTAGGACCATATAGTCCTAGAGGATTTGTACCTGCTGATATGGTAGGACAACATGTGAGTTGTACACAGGGGCAGCCGGGTTCGTCTGTTCTACAGGACCAACACATTTCACAATCCGTACACGCAGAAAGACAGGCATTTAGGGTACTATAATTACCACAACCAAAACCATTATAGCATGGTTCGCATGGTGTAGTTCCTGGTGCCGGCGGATTTCCTACTGGGTATTGAATTGGGATAAGTGGGTCTATACAGTTATATCCACATACTGCGGTATAAGGTGCGGTTAGTGCAAAACCATAAGAATAAGCTCCAGTAGAAGCACTGTATTCACATTCTGCTAGTGTCATAGTTTGTCCTGGTGTTAGTACACATCCTTGGTCACATGTCCAGAAATAACCAGTAGTGTCACAACAACCAGATTCACAATCAATTCCTGTAAAGTATGGGCTTGTCCATAAGTCAAAATTATTAGCAATCCAGGTTGGTGTATTAGGGAGTGGCGATGGTGGTACTAAACTATATATATTAGTCATTATGTTAGTATAACTACCTGGGTCAGTCTGGGAGGTACCCGCAGCCCAATCCATAGCACAAGATATTTCGGTACAACATTGGGCACCGGTAGGGGTGGTACAGGACCACGCCATAGGGTCACACTGTACAGTACAACCTGTCTGAGAATCAAATAATACTCCATTACCTATAGGCCCTAAAGTAAAATAAAGTGGGTCGGTGTAGTCTATTTCGGTACACCCACTACAACCACTTAAACAGTACCAAGCTGTGTCTGCAGAACATTCACCACCATTATAAGAATATATACATCCTTGATTACCACCATAAAATGTAAAACTATTAGGTGTTTGGCCGGAAATCATCTCACAAATTAATGGTCCTGGATTTCCTAAATCTGGAGGGCATATCCAACTTACACAACCTATATAATCCCAACTAGATGAATTTGTTAATGCGGTAGGTGGTGGTGCTGGGGCTGCCATATCCACTAGAGCTTGGAAACAGTCTCCATTTGGCCCCTCAACAAATTGACCTACATAATAATCGTTTCCAGGTATATATGTACCCCCAAACATAGGTTGGGGTCCTGCTGAGGTAGGAAATAATATCGGGGTTGGGAATTGTAGGGACACATCATTACATGGTGTTTGGGTTCCTGGTGGACACGCTACACAATCTGGTGAACAGGCTTCCCAAATATGTACATCACTACCACCAGATTGGTTTTGCCAAATCCCTGAAGATAATAATGTAGCGGGTGGCCACCCAGCCCATGGGTCTGGTGTTGTACTTGTTTGGTCTATGGAATGCACCGCCATAAAACAACAACATGTATTATATGTTTCATCATATACAATATCCCCAACAGCATAATCTACAAATTGACTCCACACTCCTTGATTTATATTAAAAGCTATTGGTGTTGGTGTGAAAGTTACTCTATCCACATATTCGTCCTTTGTTTCACACCAAGCACAGTCTTCGTCGGGACATGGTGCACATTGAGCACCACCAAACATACTTGGGTCAATACCACAACTCGTAGCTACAAAAATAGTAATACCATTAGTGAAATCATAAAAATCTATTGGGGTGTTATTAAGTCCTGTAGATGTGACAGTGTAACCCGTATATGTAGGTGTAGCAGCAAATATCTGTCCCTGCATACCTTGTTGTATCGACCCATCAATAGGGTCTATAACATCACCACCTATAGGCACCCACACCCCTAATACAAAACCACCTGCTAAATCGGGGGATGTAACCGTAGAACTATATGTTTGAAAAGTTCCTAATATACTTTCAGACACACCACTGAATTCAAAACAAGGTGTTGGTGAATTTGCACTATACGCATTAATGTCTATCCCTGAGTCTAATGGTCCCCAATCTTGGAGTCCACCTGGAGAAGTTGTATACATCAAAGCACCGGAAGGGTCCAATACTTGGACGGGTGCAGGTGGATACGCTACCTGTAAAGCAGCAAAAGATAAGGCTGGAGTTGTAATAACCTTAGTTGTTTTCATCTTTCCCCAAGGAGTGTCTTGGGTTAGAATAATTTTTCTTTGCATTGGTGGTGTTGCTGGGTATGTAAAGTTTGCTGTAAGATTAGGAAATTGTAAGGTTTGACACCCTCCACCACCAAAACATATTGGGTCATTACAGTCACAACCATACCAACTTATAATAAAAGGAGAATCTTGTAATGTTTTATAATATCCAAAATCAGTAGTGTTAGTTATTCTTATATCTAACCCAGTACTTGTCATTGAAGAAAATACAAAATTATTAAAAATGTCTTTTTGTTCTACATTACCGTCCCACATAGAATAGTGACCTATATCATTAAAATCTTGGTCAAGGAAAATTGTTAGTTGGTTTGTGTGTTCGTCTAAATAATTAATGCAGTTACATGGAGGCCCATAATTCGCCGTTAAATTAATAGCTACTTGATTGTGTAGGGGTATACGTATGTCGGAATTGGTAATTTGGTAAATATCAATTATTTCATTGTAACTACCTGTTGTGACTGTACTGGCGGAGGTTGATTTTAACCCCATGAATAACATATAAAGATGCCCGTCTAAACTTAAACATTCGGTAAGACCGGTGATGGTGGGGTCTATATAAATTGTATCCCATAATATAATACACGGATTAGTAATCGAACAATCTCTAAGTTCTTGTGGGAAAGTACTCATGTCACCACTCAAAGCTTGGTCTACCATACTATAGGTGGAGTTGTACATAGTTATACCTGAACAGTCATAACTAGTGTTTATAGGCCAGTAATTAGTACCACCACTACAGGGAATACTCCCGTATGTTGGTGTGAGTCCAGATGATGGAGGTCTTTTTAATCTTATTTTTTGTATTTCCATATGTTACGCTGATATATATTCATAAAACATTATTTCGTCACCCACCATGGTCCCCGTTTGTACCGACACCACACCCGACATCATATTTAGACTACTGAAGGGGTGTACTGTATATCTATATCGTGGTGGTTCTGGGCCGTCCTCCACTCTAAGTATTACTTGATAAAAGAACCAATCTTCATACGAGTATGGTCCTGGTTCAAGTATACCTGTCCCTGGTTGAATTGGTGGTTGGGTAACCATTCTAATTACTCTCCCGTCTTTTGCGTTATAGAATTTACAACTCATATAAAAGGTATTACCTGTGAATAAATCTCTATTTTTTAACCATTGTATGTAATAGTTTTCATTTCTACCTTGTTCGGTAGATAATATCGCTTCAGGGACATATACACCATACATAGGCATGGGTGTTGGTACGGGTGGTAGATTGGCCATTTGTGCCCAATATTCTACTGGGTCTTCCGAAACAATGACTAGTTTTTGTTCTTTTCTACAGTTATTCGCTGGCATTACACTACTAAACATTATCTTTTGTTCGGATTTAATTGGTGAATCGTAAAAGTCAAATTTAAAAAAACTTTTTTTAAAGGCTTGTCGTGTTCTCGCTAATTCATAGTCTTTATACCCTAAAATATTAAAATCGTCATGATAAGTTCCCGAGGAGAAAAATAAGAACTTATAATAGATTTTATAATCGTTATGGGGATTGTAGTGGGAGTACCTAGTGGTTTCATAATCTTGTATAAAGTTTATATTATCTTGTAACTGTACTTCTTCCCAAGTTTTTATTAACTCCTCACGACCAATTTCATCAAATTTTTGACCCATTGGTATTGTTATTTGTTTCTCATTAAGGGAAACTTTCATATGTACTCTATTCGCAGTCATCGATAAATGTTGATAATATATTTATGGTCTCAGCCGTGTAATTGTGTAAAATTGGTTCTATAATAAATTCTAAATTATGATGCGGATAATGAGCGTCATTTAGGTAGGGATAACTTACACCATTAACTTCATCATCATAAAATTCTATTGGTAATATCGGTCTCCATCTAAATGTGTTGTCAACTAAAGAATAAACACTGTATTGTGGTGATGTAAATAGTGAATCATTATGTCTTATACTGTTTGATAGTTTTTTTATAGGTATCCTATTATGTGGACGATATTTGTATATAGACTTTATAAATTCTGGTGCACTTGCGGTACCCACCTCATATATAACATTTTTATTAAATTTTAAAGAGTATCCAAGTTCCGAAATTATACGTTCTTTTAACTCTAATAAGTTATATTCCACAAAAGCTCCCCTAAAGGTACTACCACTAGCTGGTAGAGGGGAAACACCACTTGTGGTATTTTGTAAAACATTAGATGGGTTAGTATCGTTATCTACAAATGGGTCTATCACCCCTATTTTTCTAAAATTCCAATCCCAACCATACCCTGCTGGTGAACCCGCACCGTTATAATGCCACATTAAATTTCTATTAGTGGGAAAAATACTTAAATATAAATCTGTTAATGGTCTATTATGGTTATCATAGTAACTATCAACATCAATATCTAGGGTACATACCCAGGTATAGGATTTAAATTCCTCTAATATAGTTGTTGTGCCAGGATAGGTTGCTGGTGTTTTTTTCGCTTTAAAAACTCTACCTTTTTTATTATACACACCAACCTCAAAACCTGTCCTATCAAGGGTGTAATCATTAGGTTGTGTTATCAATTTATGTTGATGACAATAATAATTGGACCTACTTTCTGTAAGATTATCAGGATTGATTATTCTTTTTAGTGTTCCTACTGGATTGTTTACTATGGATGTTGGGTTTAGACCAACTGTATTAATATTTATAACGTATTCCTCACTATTAGCAAACTCATTACCTAATGAGTCTACTTTAAATAAATTTTGTTGGGTTGTCCAAGTCCCCGATGGTATTGTATATGTTAAACTAATCTCAAACATTAAATTAGCGTTTCCTTGTGTGGTGGGTGTTGGTTGTAATTCAATATATTCTCCTGGTGATACACCATGTGGTACTGGAGTAGTAAATCGAACGGTCTCTCTTCCCGCGTCATCTATAAGTGTTTCAACAGTAAATGGAATTCCGTCCGACGCAATAAAATCCATATATGAAGGTGTACTATATTCAGTATAAAACTGCATTGGTTCATCGTCATTTGAGTGGCTAATGTAGGACATATATAGTATCCAATTATCCGTATATGCCGAGAACACACTGTATGTAGATGATGCTGCATTATCACCGTATATTGTGGGGGGTATAAAATCAAATGTCATCGCAGGTGGCATTCCTACACATGGAGGTCCTGCGGAGGGGTTGGTTGGGTACGCTACTGGGTCTGGACATCCTAGGTAATCGGGTTTAAAATACATATAACCCAAAAAATTACTGTCTGAAGTTTCTCCCGATATGACATTATTGTATAGTATGTCTATCTTACCATACATTCTATAGGTTGTACAATAGTCTCGTTCAAAGTCAAATTGGTCCGCTAGATTTAAAACTAAATTTCTATCTCCTTGTATTAAAGTCCTTTCATCGGAACTTAATAATGGTTGTAAACTAATATCTTTATTAACTGAACCAGCGAATTTAGAAACACCTCTTACTATTCTTATGTTTTTTTCGTTACTCATTACACTACAGTATCAGCTAATTCTTCATCCACATATAACCTCAAGAATATATTATAAGCGGTTTTACCGGGTCTTAACCCGAAATAATAAAATAATGGTTGTGAAAATACGGTAGTACTTAAACTGTTTTGGTCTAGGGTTGGATAATTTCCTGGGTGTAATAATCCACTCCCCGGAGAAGTTGTTAGTGAGTTCCCCATATCATGTTGAAATTCACCGCTTAGTATTTGTCCGTTAGCAAATAGTCCGTCTATTGGTCCCCCACCACCATCCGAGTCAACAAACCAACCAGACGGTGCGATACCTGTACCTGTTTGGTATCTCCCTTGGGTCAAGCTCCAATCGTTATATTCACTACCCCATGGTACTCCTGGTGCTCCTTGCATATTCCATAGATAATAAGGAATCTCTTGGGTGGAAGCTGATAAGTCTAATGTGGTACACTCTATTAGTTCGTAACCGGTCATCATACTCGCTGTAGCTGAGGTAAATATAAATGGGGTCCATCCTATATGGTAAGAAGGGTCTATAGCGTTCACCGCGTTAGGGACGATAATACCGGTAACATTCTCGTCATTAGTTGGTGGGTATGTTAATCCTGAAGTTACCTGAGTTGTAACTGGGGCGACACAATCACATTGGCTCATCCCCATAGTTGCTTCATACCCATAAACTCCTAACATACAATTTTGCATCAAGGCCTGTGCAACATCTCCACCTATTTCTTTATGGGGTCTAGGAAACATAGTAGCAATAACAGCCATCTCTCTATCCATTTTCATATTATATATATCGGAAACTAATTCGGTAATATCTTGAAATGTTGTACTTCCTATTTGGTCTGTAACCGCACATTCTTCTGCAAATTGTGGGTCTAAACATACTTGTTGTATACATTGGTTTCGTGACCCCATGTCTGTGATTGTGGTAGGCCAATATATATGTCTCTCCATATCACCATCTGCGTGGTCTGGATTGGTTACTCCACCGCTACCCCCCCAAAAACTACTACTCCACCAGGGAGCGTAAATACCTTCATCGTCACCAATGAATGTTCCTGTATTAATCGTATTAACTTTAAATGGGGTGCTTCTATAATAAAACACATTTTCGGTTGGGTGGAGGTATACACATTTTTTACACCATTGGGAGTCAGTGGTGTAGTCATCATTTGAAACATTGTATCTTAGTTTTGCGTTGAATTGGAATGGGTATAGGAACCCTGTAACCCAATTGTTTTCCCATATGTAATTCATTACTCCGTTACATAGAGCTTGGGACATTTTTTCGCGTCTTCCCCATTCATGGAACACTTTCATAGACATGTTGGTACCTACACATACTGGGTTAATACATATAATTTTTACGTAACAGCCTCCACCTGCAGCATCATCCATATTTCCTGCAACACCGTCATCATTAAACCCATATGAATCATCACAACAAATTTCCACATCATCTGTTTCACCACAACATATATGCCCATTCCAAACCCCTAACCCTAACCAAGTACCACTACCATTACAGTTAGGTATACAACCACACGGGTTACCATTCCATGATGACTGTGAAGCTGCAGGCATTCCGTCACATGGCCAATTAGTTGCCAATGTCAGTAAATCACCACTTGCTGTACTTCTACAATTACATTTTTCACACTCAGGATATTTGGTTTGTTTCAAATTAAATAACACGAATCCCATTGGGAGTCCTAAATATTCGCATTCAGCCCCACAACCATTACAACTTATACAAAATTGCCCACACCCCAATCCTATTATCCACGGTAGTAATAGGTTATTAGATATAATCCAGTTTGGAAAGCTGTTTAGGAGTGAATTTAATGCACACAATAACAAACAAATCAACATAATAACCATTATGACTATAAACATTATCATACCTAATATAAAAGCTATTGCGGCTACTAGCATTGAGAGGAACCCATATAAGAAACTCATAAGACTAATGAACATACTATAAAGGATAATCCAAAAATTATTATTTCTTACAGCACTATTAACTGGGAAAAACATTGCTGATGTAGCACATTGTTGTGCTTGTTCTGGTAATATTTCTTTTATACCTATGAATTGTCTTCTTCCCCAATGTTTTACATGGTCATGATGTTGAGCTGGTGAATACACCCTATTAAATGTCATGTCATAGAAAAAATCTCTTGCTCCGGGTATTAAATTAAGTTGTGCATATGGATGGTAATCATGATATTCTATAGAAAAAGTATAACTAGCCGCCTGTGCAGTACTCCATTGACCACTATTATTTGTGTTAAATTCTCTAAGATTAGGGACTAGGAAGGACCCTATCCTTCTTAGTCTTGAGCTTCCTCCCGCTTGTTCTGGTCTAATTCTAAATCTACATCTTGCTCGTGTAGGTACACCAACATTAGGGCTATCCGACATTACTAAATTACCAAACTCATCAGTAATTAAATAATCTAAATTCATCGGAATATGTGTTAAAAAAGCTCCCGTATCGTCTATTACCCTTCCTCCGTTTGGTAAATAATACCTTTCTAGTACTGGAACTGTTCCTCCAACTCCATTATAAGCTACTGGGTCTTCTTTAAAAAATGGGGTATATCTTATACAATCTACTATTCCTGGTATGGATATAAGACTACATAACTCACCCATATGTTTTTTAGGTCTACAATTAAGATTTACAGAATCTTTATCGGTATCAGTAGCGGTACTCCCCATAAAAACCGCTGTAGGTTCTAGCTTAAATCCAGAATTTGCTAAATCAAAATCAACTCTAGTTATAGCTCCTTGACATATATCTTCGTCCCCCCAAAATGGTTTTACGTCTATAGATTTTTGTTGATTTAATATTTGTGCTAAAGCGTCTATCGCGTCATCGTCTTTAAATCTAGGCCCGTCAAAATCTGATTCTGGGTATCCTTTTTGTTTAAAATCTTCTGGTAACATAGAAAAACACCCCATATCACTTAAATCTACGTCCATTATTATGGTTTGAACCCCTGTTGGGATTCCGTAAATCATAAAGTCTCCTGCCTCGTTAGTTTTAGCTGTAAACTTATAGTACTTTTCAAAAACATATCTCACCTCTTGTTGTTGTAATACAGAAGCCGATGTGGGGAATGTGCCTACCGGTATATGACAGTCGTGATTAGATTCTGAAGATAGTAGGTTGAATCTTTTACCGTCTCCATCCTTATCAAAAGATTGTTTGTAGGGATAAAGTTCACTTATTACTTCATTATTTGCGTCAATTTCATCTAGTGGGATGAATATACATACTTTTGCATTAGGTATCCCATACCCACCATTAGCGAACACCCTTCCAACCACAACACCAAAATCTGCACACATTCTCGTGTAAACATCTTGTTGTGTTAATGATAGACTTAATATTTCTAATAAATCAAAATCTTGTTTTAATTCAAAAGTTACATTTTTGTCTTTACCTACTTCTGTCCTTACTCTATATGATTTAGACATATTTTTACTAATTTTTTACCTATAAAATATTATTGCATAGATTTATGTTCCTTATAACATAAATAGTTCAACCCATAAAATTAAAAGTAAGTTTCTATCCTTTATAGTAAAGTTTAGATGAAAGTTGGTTTGACTGGTTTTTTGACTCTAATCGCTATATCTTTATTAGGGTATCTTATCTGTAGGACTTCGTTAGCTTGAGCAAATACCGTGTCGTCTAATAACCCAATTTGTTTGGTGGTTTGGTTTATATATGGTTGTGATGAAACGGATTGAGAGTATTGTCCCCCTACTTTATTAAACACTTTGAGGTCAACTATATTTAAAACCCCTGGTTGGTTCATTATTTGACTTTTTAATTGTCCTAAATTTAAGTCAGTACCCATTTCCATCTTGTCTATATCAAAATAATCAGAGACCTGTGTTATTACATTAGAGATAGATTCACCCTGATTAGATGTAGTATCTAATATTAAATCCACCTCAATACCTAAATCAATAACCTTTGCTGGACCAACATTAATATAGTCGTTTAACATTCTGTAATTAGATAAATAATTAGCTATATTCTTTACAAGTGTAGGTGTTACGTTTGAAGTTAATTTTCCGTCGGGTGTGTAGGATAGAACGTTTATTATTATTTTATTTTCTATCTCGGTAGCACTTACTTTTGCTGGAGCTCCATACGCTGATGGCATAGTTCTTACTCTAGCAATATAATCTTTAATAGTGACTGCTCGTTGTTGAGCGGAAAAATTAAAAGAAATATAATTTCTAATTTCTTCAACCGACATTTGGTTTGCCCCACCAATAGCTGCTGTAACATTGGTTACGGACAGACTACCGACCACCGATTGGTTGATTTGTTGACTGGGTCCCGCGACTACAAAATCAATAGTTCCAATTCCATTTATGGCTCCCGCTCCTAAATTAGATGATTTACCTCCCCCTACACGGTATTGAATGAATAGGGTACTGTTAGGGTTTACCATATTTCCTAGTGATATATTATTCATGAATCTAGACATATTTAACTTTACTCCGTTTGAGGAGAATTGGTTCAGTAGTTCTTGTGATGTTTGGTTGCCACCACCAAAAGTTAAAAAGAAATATCCTTGTGGGGTATATTCTGTAATAAATCTTTGTGGAGCTGTAATATATTTACCAACCTTAAGTCCTGCTTTGTCTGGTGGGGATGATGGGTCTTCAACAAATACTTCTGTCTCTGCTAAGGCCTCTACTTCATGCCAATTATTAGATGTGGGACTTATAAATTCTAGATTACTTGGTGTTGTTTGGTACCCTAACCCGTCTTTCTGAATCACACCTGTAACACTAATAACATTTTGTTCTGGTAAGAATAACTCGTAAAATGGTTTGGTGATGGTATCGGTTATTTCTTTTTTATATACTTTGGTTACCCCGTTAACCACCACTTCTCTTTTTGTCATGGTATAATTAACTAATATTCCGTTACTATCGAAATTAGGTATTTTAGTTCTATTAGGTATCCCTTCTGTGCTGTATGGGGAGGAGAAGTCACAATCATCTATTAACTCGAATATTTGCCCTCCACCTCTAAATTGTGAACCTCTTCTTAATAGTCCTAAGTATTTAAAATCTTCTTTATCACCCAATACTGGTACGATTATAGATAGGTCACACATAGTAACTGACGGTCTATTTCCTGGTATTTTTAAACCATAAGTTTTTGCTAAATTATATAAAGAGCTTCTTTCTTGAGCGAACTGTAGAACTGTCTCTTGGAATGTTCTGTCTATTTGAAAATTTAGGTTGTCTGCTACCGCGGCGTTTAAATCTAAAAAGACAGAATATATGGACGCGTCATTAGCGTTTTTAATTAAATCAGGATAATAGGTATTAGTTAACCTTAATAATTCGTTTCTAATACCTAAAAAATCTCTTTCAGTGTATGCTATTTTTTTTTCTGCCATCTTATAAAGTTATTATAACAAAGTCTCTTGTTTCAAATAAACTATCACCAGACGAATAATCTATACGAACCCGTATGGTATAATCTTTTTGTTTATCACTCACAAAACTAAAGGTATTATCGTCTAACGATGGGTCTTCAGATTGTAGGTTATGTTTTTCTTCTTCTTGTACGTCTTCATATGTCTTAACTTCTACCTTACTTATTTTTAAATTAGGTATAAATTTTTTCACTGCCTCTCTTATCTCCCTGTCTATAGCAATTTTAGTGGTTTGGTCCATTTGTTCGAATATATATTTAACTAAATTCGTACCAAAATCAGGTAAAAAATACCGAGAACCTTTAACTGTTAATATTAAATGTATTAGGTTACTCTTAGCTTCATTCGGAATAGTAGTATTAAGGCCAAGGAAAAAACCTTCTTGGCTATCTACAAATGGAAATGTTATACCGTATCTTTGAGTGGGCATGCTTTTTTATAATAAATACTTCAAAAATTAGTTTGTTTTAAGTTTAATGTTTCCCTTTTGGTGTTTAGGGGAATAAGGGCATTCTTTACACCCACAACCACAACAATTCCCTCTCTTCTTATGGTATATTTCGGTTAATACTATCTTTCCGTTTTCCCAATAAAAATCCTCTGGTTGTAACTTGGATTTAATAAATTCTTTATAGTGTAATTTACTAATCCAATCATCATTTCTTATCATTTTTCACCTCCTTTATTTTTTCTGTGTGTGTACAATATGGACACGTTATCACCTCAGATACATTATTAGACAATAAATGGTAGTCAGCAATTGACCACCATTTATTACATTTACCACAATTAAAGTGGTATAAAATCTCCTTACTGAATTTATGCCTCATTTAATTCAGTTTCTTCTTTTTCCTTCTCCATACTCTTTAAATCTACATCAATTTCACAAACCCCACCAGCACACGCTAGTTCTCCTGAAAGATTGGTATTGTCGTCCAATTCCACTACTTTAGACAAATCGACTTCCGATAAAGAACCCATCATTCTTTCGTATGTTTCTTCATCAATATCTTCAAAAGGAGCTTGGATGTATGTTCCTCCGTCATAAGGTAGTACCGATAAACCATTATAGTGTTTTCTATTTTCCCACATCCATTCACCCGCTGCGTCCCATTCATGGTCTCTCAAACTAATTGTTGCAGACACATTATGTGAATTAGAACCTTTTCTGTGACCAGATTTTACCCATTCTGTTGCAACTTTTTTAACTCGTTCTAATAACTGAAATGGAGATTCTGTTCTCATTATTGACCCTTCTGGTGCTTTTTGTGGTATACTTATCACTGCGGTATCGTGTGGTCGGAAATACTCATCTTCCACTAATTCTGGGTGATTAATATTTAAGTAGGTGTAAATAGCTTCATTTTTACCAACTCTAATTCTTCTAATGTAGTAATCATTATGCCAAGCGTGAATGCCTGAACTTGTACCTAATGTTAAGGAAGTTGTCCCAGCTGGTTTAACTGTCGTACATCTTGCTGATTGGTTTATATCTATTAGTTTTGATACTCTGGTATTTTCTCTCTTAACTAAACTAGCGGATTTTGACATGTCATAATCTAATACTTTACCTGAACCAATACCAGTCATTGATACCCCAATTAAAGCGTCTTTCTCTGTTGTTTCTTGCCATATTTCTCTTAGATAGTGGAAGTCTGTATAACCCGCTTGGAGTGTGCCGATAAACGCAGCTGTTTTTACTCTTTGATTTAAGTCTTCTTGTGATTCTATATTTGAAACATTTACCTCACATAGATTACAAAATTGATTTGGTCTTAGTGCAATCTCACAACATGGGTTAGTGCCCCAATCTTTATCATTATTAAGATAAATTCCTGGTTCACCAGCACCAGATAACTCCACACGTTTCCATAAATCCATAAAGAATTCTTTTGTTATTTTATGTCTCATTAAACATGCTGAATTATTTGCTCTCCCTCTTTGTGAGTTTAGTTCCCACCAATTTCCAGTTTTACAAGATATCATTTGTTCGTCGTCCGCACTAAATAAACTAATTAATGCTGCTCTTCTAATTCCACCAGCTAATACAGCATCTGCTATATAACAAACTATATCATGTACTTCTAGTGTTGTTAGTTGTTCACCATTTTCTTTACTATCTAATGTTCCTTTGATTTTAACCAAACATTCTTTAAGTGGTTGAGGTCCTGGAGCTTTTCCACCCGATGTTACAAGACGTGCTCCTTTTGCTCTAATATCCGAAAAGTCAAATTCAATTCTTGACCCTCCACCATTCATATATGATTTCATTAGAACTTTTATAGAGTCTGCCCATCCTTCAATAGAATCTCCAATTAAAAATCTTTTTTTCCTTTTTGGGTATGGTTTTTGAATTACTGGTAGTTTTTCTACGTGGTGTTTTTGAACGGAGTATCCAACTCCTGTTCCACCTAAAAGTAAAAACATTGTTTCGGAAAATGAATCCACGTGTTCTATTGGTAGGTACGCACAATTATAAATTCTATTTGGTGATATTTCAATTGGTTTACCACCAAATTGCATTGACCTCATTGATGGTAATACTTTTTTCTGGTATACAAATTCATATTTTTCGTTTATTTCGTCCTTTAGTTGGGGATATTTTTTAATATGCATATTCTTATTCCGTGTAACTAATTCTTCCCATGTCTCTCTTCTATTTAATTCGGGTAGGTATTTAGCATATTTCATATACACGGTGATATCCGAAAGGATTCTGTTTGATACTTCCATATTTTAATCTTTATTAATTATTTTTATTTATTATCTGTTGTCTTCTTTGGAGTGCTTGTGTCACTCTTTCTCTATTTCTTTGTGTTTTTTCTTCCTCGAAACCTAGGAATGTTTGGGTGGCTTCTGTGTCTATTTCTAACGTACCGTTATCAAATTTACAATTTTCAAATATTACACCGTCTCTACCTAATCGAGATTTTACTATAGCTATAGTCGCTAGTCCCAATTCTTTTTGTTGTAGGGTTTTGGCTACAGATATAATTACATGTCCCACCTGTGCTTTTTTAATGGACCCACCCATCATGTCAGTAGTTACCACTTCCGAACTTATAGAAGTTCTATTACCCTGTGTAGCGGTCCAACCAGCTAAATTAAGTTCGTGACACATGCCTTCGAATTTCCTCATAACAGAACCTTCTCCTTTCCATTCATCATTAAAAGCTCGGTCTGGCAATATACAGTCTATGTAATCAATTAAAACCATATCTAATTTTATACCTTCTGATTGAATTTTTCTAACTTGGTTTTTAATCTGTAGTATGGTCATTTCATCTGATGGTAATTTTTTTAAAATTAGCCTTCCTCCGGATTTTTTCATCTCATCCGCTTTTTCTAGAACGGTTTCTTTGTGATTACTTAACTCATCATTAATTATACCCGTCCAGCAAGTAAAATGTTTTCTTTGTATAATTTTAGGGTTGTCTTCAAAAAATATTTGTAAAACATTATATCCCATATTAAAAGCTGTATTAGCAAATCGAGTTAACATTGTTGTTTTACCCACACCAGTAGGAGCTAATATAACACCAATCTCACCTTTAGCTAATCCCCCATTTAAAATATTGTCTAACCCGTCTACACCTGTTGGTACCGGGTGTCTATAGTCTTCTTCTAGTAATTTATCTAGTTCGGTAAAGATTTCAAAGCTCCCTGTATCACTATCACCTATTGTAATAGCTTCTCTAATATACTCCTCACACTTATCATAACTTTCAAAATCACCCTTTTCCATTATATTTTCTACTTTCCGAATAGCTTTTTTAAGTTCTTGTTGTTTACAAAATTTAATTGACTTCTCTTTAACAAATAAGTGGTCCTCAAAAGAAGCTTCTTTAATCTCTTTTAACATATCAAATATATTTTTTCTTGCCATTTCGGAAGAAATTTCTATTCTCGTTAGTTGGTCGAGTGCGTCAAATGATGGGGAAGATTCGTACTTTTCGTAGTATTCTTTAATCAATTGCATAACTAATTTAAAATACTGGTTATCGAAGTATTTTGCTAAAATAGCGTCTATTATCAACTTAAAGAACGTATTATCCGTTATTATTAAGTTTAGTAATTTTAATTGGAAGTTATGTCCTAGGTAGCCAAAATTTTTATTGTCAGTCATGTATTAATTTCTTTAATGATAAATATCTGATTAGCTTGTAATTAAATTATAATCTTGGTAGTACGTTGTAACTTTTTTACTTGATAGGATTTGTGTTAGGTCTCGTAGAATAGAGAAGACTTGTGGTCTAATATCTACCGTAAATCTTACCTTGGGTGGGTATATATCTGCTCTAAAACATCTCGTATATATAGTTTTAGTGCCTTTATTAATTGTTAATGTAAAATACTCTTCTTTCATCTTTGACTCGGAAATATTAGTTCTATGATTACTATCTAATAATAATAGAGTTCTCCATCTTAGGTCATGTTCAAAATCGTGTACTAACTCAGTTATATTCTCATGTAAGTCTAAAGAATTTGTAGCTCTAGGATTAAAATTCCTTACTGTAAAGTATCTTTGGCATACGATATTATCTTCTAATTTTAATACTAATTCACACTTTTGTGTGTTATCTGTCGTTTGTTTCATTTTAATCATTTTTTTTATTTTTATAAAAATCTTTTTCTATTCTTGTTAATCTTAAAAATGGTCTTACAAAATCTACCCAAGAATCATCTTTCTTAGGTAAAATATTAAGTAAACCATCTGACATCATCAAGTCTAAAGCGTTTTTCCAATGTCTTCCTTGTGGGTCTATAGCTTCCTTTGATAATTCTTTTATTCCATTTATGGCGTCTTGTGTTAAAAATTGTTCACCAACACCTATTATAGTATAATTAATATCTAATATATGCTGATTTTCGTGTTCTTGTGTGTTGTTTGTTATACCTTCTATGATATTTTTCTCTTTCTGTGTTACTTTGTCTTTTTCTTTAATACTATCTATCACTTCTTTTAATGTAACTTTTTCTTCTAATATTTCAGGTTTTATTTTTATTAATGACTTTATTCCTACCATTTTTATCCCGTATATATTGTCGGATGAATCCCCACAAATAGTTTTAACTAGTCTAACATTATTTGATGGGATATTAATGCCGTTTAAAGGTACCTTCTCACCGTATTTGAAGAGTCTACTTAAGGATAGGATATATAAGGATACTTTGGGTGATATGAGTTGTAAGAGGTCTCTGTCGGACGTTAGAATAATAATTTCTTCGTCTCTTGATTTTTCACAATAGTGACCTAAACAATCATCAGCTTCACATTTTGGGAATGTTGCTTGTCTAACGTAAAGTTCTTCTAGGTATTCTTGTACACGTAATTTTTGTTTAGCGTAAGACTGTATATCTTCTTCAGATTTATTTTTTAATCTTCTTTTTAGTTTGTAGTCTGGGTATAATTTAAGACGTGGGTGGGTATTATCCTTCCCGTCCCAAAATACAACTACCTTTGTAATGAGATATCCATCAATATGTTTTCTTAAGGTGTTTAAAAAATGATACAAACCGCCTATGTGGTCTGTGCCATTATACATATTTTTTATACCATGAAAACCTGTACTTAATAAGGAGTTTCCGTCAACTAATAATGTTCTTGTCAAAACACATTTTTAAAGGGTTAAACAATTTTTTTTACTTTACTACTTCTAACAATTCAATTTCAAAATTCAAATCTTCACCAGCTAGAGGATGATTCATATCTAAGGTTATTTTTTCTTCCTCTATTTTTATTATTTGCCCTTGGATTGGTCTTTGTTTGTCATCTTGTCCTTGTACAAACCCCTTAAGTTCAAACTTCATGTCGGGTGGGAATTCGGTTTTTGGAACTTCGATAACAGCTTCGTCAATATACTTGCCGTATGCTTCTTCTGCTTTCAAAGATATTTTTTTAGTGCCTCCAATCTCCATTTCTTTTACTGAGTCATTAAATCCTTTTAGTAATTTACCGTCGTCTATAGTAAATTCTAATGGTTGATTTCTTTCTCTCGAGTTGTCGAACTGTTCACCCTCTTTAAGGGTTCCTACATAATGTATTTTTACTGTATCTCCTGTTTTTAATTTAGTCATTTTCTTTTTCTATTTTTAAGTCGAAATCACCACCGGCCCCCAATTGTTCGGACCAAAATGTAGCGTATTCTTGTTTATATTTCTCAATTGATTTTTTTTCTTCTGTCTGTTCCCTTCCGGAAACAAATCCGTGTGGGGTTATTAATATTTTGCCGTCTTCATAACCTAAACCGTTAACATGATTTTTCATAATAGTTATTTTGGTTCTTGTAGCAAATTTTACCTTCCTTTTTTCTTTAACAGCTGAAATATTTGTCGTTCCAGCATTTTTTTGGTTACCAAACCTAAAAACTAATGTAGAGTTTAACCATAATGACTCACCACCTTTAGCTTTAATTTTTGGTTGGCCAAATGGGTTGTCGGGTAACTCAACCCATGGTTGGTTTACAACAACTAGGGTATTGGTGTGTTTGGAGTCTTGTCTTCGAGATTTACCAATTCTTTGATTTAACCCCATGCCGATTTTATCAGCGAGAGTGGCCGCGTTATGCATTTTTCCACCCTTACCATCAAAAGTCATCTTACATGGTACTGAACCAACAGAATCCCATAAAAATAATAAATCGTAATCTAATTCACCTTTATCTTGAGCGTCTAATAAGGTATTAATATAGTCAGTAATCTCTTCTATATATTGGAAGTCGTTATTAAATAGAAAAAATCCGTCCCAATCTATTTCACCTGTAGTTTGGTCTACAACTTCTTCACAGTCAAAACCCAAAAGTTTAGCGTGTTCAAATCCCCATTTTTGTTCAGTAATAATCAATACCGGTAAAATTCCTTTGGTTTGTGCGTCGACAGCTGCTTTTATTAAAGCTGTTGTTTTTCCAGTATCAGAGTGACCTAGAAACATTTGTAAATGTCCCATTGCTGGTCCTGGTAACCCAGTAGCATCAAGAAAAGCTTTCCCTAAATCAAAAAATCTTTCTGGTTTAAAGTTAGCTTTCTTTGAAAACTTGTTTTTTAGTTCTGAAAATGTTCTTTTTTTCAATGCCATAGTCCGTAATTAAAATGGTAAATCTTCGGATTGTGGTTCGTTTGCTTGTGGGTCAGTGTTATTTGAGCCTACTGTTGTTGTGTTGGTCATATTACTAACACTATTAGGGTCGTCATAAACATATTTTTTAAGTTCTGAATCCCAGACTGGGTCAAGACCTTTAGAAATAGCTTCTAAATATTCAACTGGTTTTTGTGAGTACACATCTTTCCAAGTTCTTTCGTCTTCAGTCCATTCTTTTACTTTAGTTTCATCTTCAGATAATTTTCCTGGGTCTTCATACATCACGGAAGATACTGTTGTGTATTCTCCTCTACCTCCTGGTAGTGGTACAGCTTGAAGGATTAATATTAAATCTCTTCCTTCGTTTATGTCAGTCACATCTCCTTTGTTTCTCCAAATAGGAATAATTTTATCTATTGGTCCGTCTCCTTTCCAGTTATGTTTAAATCTCCAGAATTTTACACCATCTTCCTCGTTGTCTCTATCAACAACCTTTACTATGTAGAATTTTTGTGAACGATAAGAACGAGCTAATTCTTTTGATTGTGCGTCACCGGCTAATCTTAAAGCTTCTTCAACTTCATTTAATGGACTTCTTTCTCCTGTTGGTTTACCTGTGGAGTCTTTACCTGGGTCATAAATTTTCATCCATCTACCTTGTACTTGTGTGTTGTGAAAAAACACTTCTTTAAATGGTGAACTACCGTCTTGTGTTGGTACTATTCTAATTCTTTTTTCTCCTGATTTTGTTCCTTTTGGCAACATGATAGAAAGATATTGTTTCATTCTTTCTTCTGATGTCATTTGTGGTTTTGTGGAACCACCACTTTGTTTGTTTTTCTCGTATTGAGCTAAAACCGCATCTAAACT